TCATCCAGCCTTTTTCCGGGGCCCGGAGACCAGCTTGGGGGACTTGTCGCGCAGGTAGATTTGCGTGGTTCGGCGGTCGGTGTGGCCGAGCAGGCCTGTCGCGTCGCCGCCCTGGCGATCCACCTCTGTTCCCGCCATGGCCCGGAGGTCGTGCAGGGTGACGTCCCCCACGCCGGCCTTGGAGGCGGCCAGCTTGAACGAGCGCCAGACATTCGAGTGCGCGCGCAACTTGCCGCCGCGGCCGGCCAGCAGATAAGTCATGTTGACTACCGGACCCGTCTCCTGCTCCGCGCGCTTGACGGCGTCGCGCAGTTCCGGCGTCCATGCCACGACAAGCTGTTTCCCCGTCTTCTGCTGCCGGAAGTAGATGCCGTCGTCTCCCAGGTGGGCGCGCTCGATGGCCAGCACGTCGCCGATACGCTGGCCCGTCAGATAGCACAGATCCAGTACGCACTGGAGCCAGGGCGCACATTCCTTGTAGATGGCCAGGTATTCAGCCTCCGAGATCAGCCGATCCCGCGGGCGCTGCTTGAAGCGCTTGACGCTCACGGTCGGGTCCATTTCGACGATCTGTCGATCCAAGGCCCATCTGTAGACCAGGCGCAGGACCGTCAGCATGCGGTTGGCCACCATCTGCCGGTCTTTGAAGCCGTCCATCATCTGCACGATGTCGCCGTGGCGAACCTGCTCGGGGCGAAATTCGGCGAACACCTCTTTCAACAGCCTCGCGCAGTACTGGTACTGCTTGCTGGTCGATTCCTTGACGTCCTCCAGGATCGACGGCAGGGCCTTGTCGATGAGGTCAGGGACCCCATCTTGCGGGGATCCCATGATGCGGGCGTATTCGAGCAGGGCGGACTTCAGATCGCCGCCCAGCCGCTGCCACTTACCCTGTTTGACCAGATAGTAGGCGCCGTGCTTGAGGTATACGCAGGGTGGGAGATCGCGGTTTTTCGTTCTTGGTCGCATAGCCTAAAGCAACCTCCATGGCCGAGCGGAGCACCACCGGGGTGCCATTCGGCCGAATCTTAAACGGGATGCCAAGCTCACGGAGGATTTCGACTTGGGAAGTCTTCCGGGTTTTCCCGGTGATTTCAGCAAGTTCATCAGGGGAGAGCGTCAACATGTCGCCTCCTAGAAGAGCCGCAGCCACTGCCAGGCGTCCTGCAGGCGGCACAGCGGCCGCACCAGGCACGCCGGCAGCCAGCCGGGCACGGTGCTGCAGATTTCGTCGATGATGAGGCCGTCGGCGCGCATGTCGGCGACCTGGGCGGGCGTGGCCTGGAAGGGCACATCCCAGCGAGCGTGCACGCGAATGCTGTAGCGGCGTTTCATGGTCCTCACACCACAGAAGAGCCGACCTTCATCGCTCGAATTGCGCCGGCGCAGCCCAGCGCGCTATCCGCCCAGCAGCCGCCCTGCGGAGCGTCGACGTAGCCCGCATCGATGCGATCGCACATCGCAGCGGCTTCCTCGAGCGCGGCGAGCCGGACGCCTTGGCAATTGGCCGCGCGTTCCAGCGCCGCTTGGACCTTGGCTTTGGCCTGACCGAGCAGCCGCATGGCTCGTGCCGCGTTGCGGTGCATGCACTCAGCGATCTGGGCGTACAGGGTATTGATGGCTTCGAGGTCGTAAGTCATGCTGACACTCCCGTGGGGGTGGGGTACGATCCGCAGCGAGAATCTGATCGGAGCGGCAGTATGAACCAATCGAAATGGCCCGAAGCCTCCGCGATCATTGCGGTAGCCGCCGCTGCTGCAGTAATACTTGGTCCATGGGGAAAAATCAGCGCGCACATCGACTGGACGGCGCTTTCTGCTGTGGGAACGCTCTTAGCCGTTGCTGTCGCCATAGCTGTACCCGCCCTCCAGCATCGATCTGCGTTGCGAGCGAATCGGCGGGAAAAGGCTATGCGAGATTGCATTGCCATGACTGAAATGCACGCAGTAGCGACCGAACTGATCTGGTTTGCGAGTGAATGGCAACACGGTAGACTGCCCGCACAGGGAGCCGTCCGCTCGGCAATCAGGCAGATTGAATCCGGGCGACGGCGAGCAACGTCTCTCGCTGAGGCCTGGCTGTACGATGAAGCTCTGGCCATGGCCCGAGACCTCGAGAGCTCGATTGAGTCTGCCATGCCGGATGATGTGCATGGAGCAGATCCCGAGGCTATGGAATATTGGGCGGGTTCCCGTGGAAAGCGATTACAGTCGTTCCATTTTGGGGTTTTTGCATGGGGCGAAGAAGTGGTGCGAGAGGCCACGGCATGTGGCATAGAGTTGCCACCATATGAGGAAAGTTCCGCGAAGTAACAGCGGCTCATGCTGAATGCTCTAGTTCGGCCTTGATAAGTGTCTGCTGTGGCAAGTTGAGTGGATCGCCAGGGTCTACCATCGTTATGACGCGACGCCGCCCTCATAGGACCTCACGCTTTGACACCACGCTTTTGTGGCACGTTTTAGGGTAAGTATCGAGGAGAAAAGTACGTATGCCGACTTCATTGGAGCAATGGAGCCAACTAGCGTCTATCGCGGCATTTTTGCTTTCGTTGCCTTTTGCGGTTGCCAGATTGGTCGTTATCTGGCGCGACTGGAGCCAGAGTGCATTCGCGGGTAGGTTGTTTGATTTTCTCAAACGGCTCATTACGATTTGTCCTGAATTACTTGCGGGCATTCCATTCCTCCTAATTGCTTTTGACGCCCATCTAATCGCTGCCTTAATAAGCATTCTTCTTTTTTCTCTTCATGGAATTCGATTCACATTTCGAAAGAAGGCAATTGAACGCTATGAGGTGTTTTTCTTGGTTCCTGCATGTATGGCATTGAGTTTTTCGATTGTGACTTTCACGCTTGATCGCATGGGGGTTCTCACTCAGCATGTCTATGGCGCGCAAGAGCAGTCGCAGTAGGTCTCATGATCCTAAGGGGAGACCGATACTTGATCAGGAGTTTCATGCGGCTTCCTTTAGCGTCGCGACGCGAATACGACCCTGCTCGATCCAATAGACGGTGAACGCCTCGCTGGGGGCGGCCGGTGCCGCCTTGAGGGTGCCCAGCAACAGCACGGTGTCGATATCGCCGTCGGCGGCCAGGGCGTCGAGCAGCCCCAGGATCTCGGAGCGGCCCGCCAGGTTCAGGCAGTCGAATCTGTCCAAGATGGCGCAGCGCAGGCCCGACAGGTGGGCGATAGCGAGCGCCAGCAGGGCGTCGGTGCGCCAGCGCTCCGACTCGGACAGCAGGCGGTAGGCGCGGCCACCGGCCGTGATGGTCATTTCGCCGTCGATCCGGACGACGGGCCAGCCGGCACATTCCGACAGGGCCAGCAGTTCGTCGTTGACCGGCTGCAGGGCCTTGGCCAGGATCTCGCCGGGGATGCCGTCGGGCGACAGCGCGGCGCCGATGGCGTCCCAGGCCATGACCTCGGTGTGGTATCCCGCGGCGCTCCGGGTGCGCTGTGCTGCGCCGACGGCCGCCTGCTTGGCCGCCAACAGTGCGTCAACCCGGGCATGGGCGGCGCCGCGCTCGGTGCGCAGGCCGGCCAGGTGGGCGCGGGCGGCTGCCACGTCTTCGTCGGCCACGGCCTCGGGCGCGGCGCGAGATTTCAGGTCTTCGGCGGCGGCTTCGGCGGCAGCAATGTCGCGCCGGCAGTTTTCGGCGGCGCGGGCCGACAGGTCGCGGGCTTCGATGGCCTTGGGCAGCGCCGCAGCGGCGTCGGGGTCTCCGGCGGCGTCCAGAGAGCCGTATTGGGCCTCGTAGGCGTCCAGGACACGATCAATCTGCTCACCCAGTTCAGCGGGGAACGAGTGTGCCTCGTAAGCCTCCGCAAGGCAGCGGGCCAAGTCGTGCACCAGCCCCTTGCGCGGCCCAGTACCGGCCTTGGCCTGCAATTCCTGCACCTTGGCGGTCCAGGCATCCAGATCCTGCTGGTCGCAGTCCAGTTTGGCGCGCAGCGAGTCGAGCCGGCCGGCGCGCTCCTGCAGGGCCGCCAGCTGATCCTTCTGCCCTTGGTAGGCGCGAAGCTGCTGCTCCAGGCTGCCCACGGCCTTGGCGGCGGCTTCGATGCGGCCGTCAATGCCGGCCAAGTCGGTCTGCGCGGCGGCCAGCGCGGCTTGGTCGAAGGCCGGAACCTCGGCCCGCCACGTTTCACCCTTCTGGCTACCCCAGGTCTCGTTGGTGACGCCGCGCCAGGCGCCCTTGGCCTCGGTGGCCTGCTTCTTGGCGAACTCGGCGCCGGCGGCAAAGCCGCTGCGCAGGATCGGCTTCATCTGTGCCACCAGCACCTTGTGGCAGCCGCGCTCCAGCAGTCGGCGCTCGATCTCGTCGGGCGTGGCGCGCGTGCCGGTCAGCGTGAACAGTAGCTGGCGGCGGTCGTCGGGCTTGGCGGCGGCAAAGAGTTCGGGCGACAGCACATAGGGCAGGGCCGGGTTGGGGGGCACGGCTTCTTCGCCGCTGCGCTTGCCGCTGGGTAGCGTGATCGCCACCGGCGCGCCATCGACGTCCACGGCCACCGAGCCCAGCTTGGCACCGTCACGCACGACCTGGCCGAGTTCCTTTTTCAGGCTGACGCGCTCGGCGCTGCCCAGCAGGGCCATGCGCACGGCCTCGGCGATGGTGGACTTGCCGGCGTAGTTGTCGCCAGTGATGAACCCGATGGCGGCGGGCAGCGGCAGCTCGGCCGACTGGACGCCCTGGAAGTTGGACACGGAAAGGTTGGTCAGGCGCATGGCTTGCCCCTCATTCCGGAGCCGCCATGCGGCGGCGCTGCTGGACGGGGCGCTGGCCAGAGGCCTGGCCGGCGGCGGCCTGCTGCTCGGCTAGCGCTGCCTGCTGGATGGCCTGGCGCCGCTTTTCGTACACCTGCTCGAGGTGCGCCTGGGCCAGGGCGTCCAGCACGCCGCCAATCGAATCGGCCGCCAAGTCGAGCACCTTCAGGTCCTTGGCCGCCATCAGTTGCGCCTCGACCTGGGCCGGATCCAGGCCGGCGTCATCGGTGCCCGCGAGCGTGCCCTGCGCGCGGTCCTCCCGAGAGGCAGGGGCGGCCGCTGCCGCACCCTGCGCCGGTTTACCGGCCTCGGCTTGCGCCTTCGCGGGGGAGGAGTTCAGTACTTCGCCGGTTTCGGGGTCGACATCGGCGACGTCGGCCGGCTGGCGGCGCGCCGCGGCGCTGGCCGTCGCCTGGGCCGCGCGCAGGTCGTCCACGTTCACGCTGATCGTGCCGTCCGGGCCGGTGGTGGCCTCGATGATGTCCTGGGCTTCCTCGACCGTCTGCAGGCCCATCAGCAGCTCGGGGGCGTACAGCTTGCCGAAGAAGCTGGCCGTGCGGTAGCGCAGCATGACCTCGTCCATAGTCTGCCACTTGCTGCCGTTCTTCGTGTACCAGCCTTCCTTGACCGCCATTTCGATCGACACGGCCGGAGACTCCAGGCGCTCGCCGGTTTCCTTCTCGATGGCCCAGGCGATGCACACCTTGTCGGTGATTTCGACCTGGTCGACCTTGGTGCGGCGCTGGCCGTCCTCCCAGTACGTCGACTTGTACTCGACGGTCTTGGCGCCCAGCACCTTGATGTCAAAGCGCAGCGGCGAGAAGCGGCCGCAGCCGTTGATGGCCGCGATGATCCACTGCGACGACCAGGACGGCCGCCCCTCGACGATGTAGAGGTTCTGCATGACCATCAGCGGGTCGGCGCCCATACGCTGCGCCATGTTCAGCGCTACGACGGAGTTGGCGAGGGCGTTCGGGTTTTCGCGGCTTTCCTTGACGTTGCCGTAGCGGTCCAGCTTCTCGATGGTTTTGCGGTAGGCGGCCGGTACCAACGTGCTGCTGGACAGGAGATTGGCGGCGCGCTGCATCAGCTCGAAGCTCTGCAGGCTGCCGAAGCCAGGCGCGACGGCTGGCAGGTTGGATTCCGCCGGCGCGCGCAGGGATTGGACATTGGTGCTTTGGGACATGGACTTATCCTTTGAACTTGCAGGTGGAATGGCGCGGGCAGTACTTCGCCGAGCACAGGTAGGAATTCGGGTTGCCGTAGAAGCCGCCGGAGTGGATGAGGCGGGAGGCGTGTTCGAGTAGGCCCGGGCTATCGTCGGTGCCCACCAGCGCGCCGCGCGCCTCGACGATTTCGCCAGTGCCGACGCGTTGGGCGGCGGCCGTCTTGCCGGTCTGCAGGCCGATGATCTGCGCGGGCGCGGTCAGCGGCTCGCCTATCGAGAATTCCGCCAGCAGCTCGTAGACGCCCATCTGCGGGCCATGGCCAGCGGTGGCCACGCGGCCGTCGGCGCCCACGGCAGTCTTGCCGCTCTTCAGGTCAGCGATACCCAGGCGGCCATCGGCGACGCGGCGCACGCGGTCGGTCGTTCCGGTCAACGCCAGGCCCAGGTCGGTGATTTCCAGGCGCTCGCAGGTCAGCTCGACGGCGACGTAACCCTGGTAAGGCGCGATTTCCGCGCAGTAGCGCGTGTGCAGGGCCAGCGCGACGCGCTCGGCGTCCGACGGCTTCGTGTCCTCCCAGTCGACCTCTTCCATGGTGTCGTGCAGGACGTCCACCAGCGCGCCGGCGGCGTCGTCGGCGCTGATCGGGCTGCCGTCCAGCTTTGCCTGGTCGAACGCCGCGGTGCCGGCGTGGATGGCCGTGCCGAGGCGCGCGGCGGCCGACGATGGCATGCGCATCTTCAGGATGTGCTTCGCCTCCCAGCGCGCTGGGCAGTCGAAGAGTTCGGCTAGGCTGGACGCCCGGATCGGGATGATCGGTTTTTGCATGGTCAGAATCCGGCTGCGTGGCCGGCGAGCGGCACGACGATGAAAAGGAGGGTGGCGACGAGGGCTGCGCCAATCCAGGCACGACGGGGGATGCGATGGCTGTCGGGGGCCCAGTTGCCGCCCCAATCAGTGCGGTCGCGTCGACGCATACGGCGGTACGTGATGGCTGGTCCATTGCCGAAGGCCTGTTCCAGCGTGCGGGGGAAGTGAGAGCGTTCGCCGTGAAGGCAGCCGATCATGACTTTCGATTCGGGGTAGCTCATGGCCGCTCTCCATTAGCCTTGGCGATGGCGGCGCGGGCCTGCTGCAGCTTGGCGTCGATGCCGTCTTGCAGTTCGTCGCCCTCGAAGCCGGCCATGAACACTTCAGCCTCGGTCAGCGCCTCCAGCAGCTCCGGCGCGGTGGCGATTAGGCGCGCGTTCGCGGCTTGTTCTTCCTCGGTGATTTCGCGCGATGCGGCCGGGGAGTCTGCCCAATGGCCGATACCCAGTTTTTCGCTGTAGTCGAGAAGGATTGCGATGCTGGAAGCCTCAACATGCTGGAAGCCATCCTTATCGACAACCGTCAAACCATCGCTGTAGTGCTGGATGGCCTGCCACGGCCCCGGCGTGTGTTTCGTCGTCATGCTTCGCTCCTGAAAATGGCCATGACGCGGTCGCCCAGCACGGCTAGCGGGTAGGCGGCCAGCAGGCCGCAGGCGGTGAAGAGGAGGGCGGTCGTCACTGCAGCGTCTCCAGCTGCTCGGCGGTCATATCGGCCAGCAGTTTGCGGGCGCGCTTGAGCAGTTCGGCCTGCAGGGCGGCGATGCCGGGTCCGCAGCGGTCGCGGTCGAAATGCCAGGTGGTCATGGCGGCCAGGGCGACCTGGCCCATGTGCTCGGCGCCGATGTCGGCGAAGGACTCCGCCCACCATTCCAGCGTCTCGCCGTAGGCGCGGTCGATCCGGCCGGCGAACAGGTCGAAGATAGTGCCCAGGACGCGGTCATCGCTCAGCTCGAGGACCCTGACGCCGTGGTCCTGCTGCAGCTCGCCAGGCGCGGCGACGCGGGTGGCGTCGTCAGGCAGGGCGGCAAAGTTGATCTGCATGGTGTTCTCCCATTCGCTGGCCCTGCGGGCCGATTGGTGGTGCGATGGAAGAATATTAGCGATACGCGAATAGGCCGTCAATAGCGAAACGCAAATATTCGTGGCGCCCGCTGTTTCACGTAGTATTCAATCGAAATTGTTACGCGGGGACGGGGATGGAAATGCTGATTGCCAGCGCTCTGACTTTCTGGGCGCTCTGGTTGCCGCTGGCTTGGTTCGCCGCAGCGGCGTTCGCCGCTCACCTGGCGTCCGAGAAGAACCGATGTGGGGCCTGCTGGTTCTTATGGGGTGTGCTATTCGGGCCGCTGGCTTTGATCGCGACGGCCGGGCTGCCTTCAATCGTGGAACGGCGAGGCCTGGGGGAGGCAGGATCGGCAGGCGAGGGCGGCACAGTTGCCAAGCTACCGACAATGACGGAGAAGCCGGGCGCTAAGGCCGCAGTCATAGTCATTATCGCGGTGCTGGTGGCCGTGTATTTGCTGAGGCGTTACTCGACCTAGCGCCAAAAGAAAACCGCCCGGGAGGGCGGTTGAGTAGGTTTCAGTACGCCTAGGCGCAGCGGTGTTTGAAGCTGAGCAGCGAGTGTGCGTGTCCGTGTTGGCGCAGGCGCAACTGTTGCATGTATTCGACTAGCTCGTCTTCTGTTGTTGTGACCGCTTCTGCGGTTTTGGCGGGTCTTCCCGTTAAGTTCTCGATCAGGCGTTTGCCGCCTTCAACTGCGCGATGAGCGCGGGCCTCCGCAGGGGACGGAAAATCCTCCGCGGGTTGCTGGATCTTGGTGTTCAATTCTTACCTCTGACGAACCTCGCCCGTTTCACGAGCCGACGCGATATGTTAGTCGGGGTCGGTCACCGGCTTTGTCAAAAAATGACAAGACGCAATTCTTCAGCGCGCCCAAAAGAAAACCGCCCGGAGGCGGTCGGCAGGGCAGGATCGCCCTATTGGCTGGGCTGGGCCGGCGGTGGTTCCGAAGGAGCGGGCACGTGCGCGGCCTGGGGAACCTGGATGATGATGGGCGTGGGGGTCGCCCCTGATTTCGGGCTGTCAATACGCGAGAACAGGAACCCCATGACAGTGATCATCACGGTGACGCTGGCAATGCCAATCCCCGCCACCCATTTGATCATCTCGCCTTTGGTGTCGGAGATGTCAGACTTGGTGGCTAGTGTCGGTAATACGGTGTCTAACCGCGTTTCGAGCGCGGTCACTCTGTGTTCCATATTGCCATTATTGCCGTCGGAACCTCCAGAATCAACCGGTTTCGAGCGCCAGTCACCGAATGGGCCTCGCGTGTGAATCTCTCCGCTCATTCCTTTTCTCCCGGGCTACTCTTCTTTTTCTTCATCCATTTACTGAATACGGCATGCCGGTGGACGCGTAGGAAACCGCAATTCACGCAGGTGAGCACCACCGCTGCGAGATACCCGGATACGTTGGTCCGTTTACTCTCATCGTCGGCAGGCCTGGCCTGCATAAGGAAGCCAACGCGAAATCCCGGCTCGGGGGCAAGTTCCAGATCCCACTCGGTGTGCTTGCAGCATGGGCAGGCCAACTGGGCTCCGACATCCTGCAAAAAATCTGTAACGTGCCTAACGAGGTCCTCGTCGGGCACATGGTCTTTGTCTCGCGCATCGGGACTTGGCGTGGTATCGCTCATCAGCTTCTCGGTGGATTAAGGGCGGGGCGCTACGAAGGCTATGGACGCGCGCTGGCTGGCAATATATTAGAAATCTTCGCTACGCCAGACCTTCAGCACGCGGCCAAATACCTCAAATTCCATGGTCGAGTCGATCACCCAGTCGCGATAGGCATTGTTCTCTGAAATGGCCAGCAGTCCCTTGCCAGGCACTCTCTGCAGGCGCTTGATGAACCCCTCATTGCCCACGCGGAAAAAGTAGACGGCGTCGAATTCCACGGCCTTCACGCTGGCATCGACGATCAGCGGGTCGCCCGGGTTGTACATGGGGCGCATCGAGTCTCCGAAGCCTGTGACGATGCACAGACTGTCCACGTGCGAATACCCGCGCACGTTCTTCTCTAACCACTCCCGGCTTACCCGCCAGCTTTCGATAACCCCCGGCTGATCCTTCAATTCCACCCCAGCCGCTCCCATCCTACCGCCAGTGTCATATTGACTGATGGTAACGGAAGTTGACCGGTCGTGTGGGAGTGGGGTTAACCCGCTTGAAACTTCCTCGACAGCACTGTCGTGATCGACGTCGAGCCAGCCCGGCGATTTCCCCGCGGCAGCCTCGATCCGGCGCGCCGTCTCCTTGCGCATGCCCCTGGGCTTGCCGGTCTTGGAGTCCTTCGCACCGTCTCGAAGGTTCATGAATTGGGCCGGCGCCATGCCAAGCAGTTTCGCGGCCGCAGAAGGTCCACCAGCGTCTTGTTCTATCAGGCGCAGGTTGGCTCGGCGGATTTGGTCAATGTCCTTCATAGCGTGAAGTTGATACCGAAACGCAAAACTTTTATATACGCGTAACGCTATTGACTGTTTATTTGCGTATCGCTAATATGCGGCCATGACCCTATCCGACTACCTGAAAGCCGAGCGTGGCCGATTGGCAGCTCTCGCCCGGGCCATTGGCGCTCCGATCTCGAACATGAGCGACTGGGCTTCTGGCCGCCGGCCGGTGCCGATCGAACGGTGTCCCGACATCGAACGGGCGACGGCCGGCGCGGTGACGCGGCGCGATCTGCGTCCCGATGACTGGGAGCGCATCTGGCCTGAGCTGGCCGCCCAGCAGGAGGCAAGCCATGCATGAGGTCATGCTCATTTTTCATGCATCCGCGCTGCTGGCCCTGACCGTCAGTTTGATCATGTTGGCGCGCCGCCTGCTCGAGCTGCACAAGGAGATGGTGGCTTCGCGTTCCATCTTCAGGGCCAACCATTGTTCGAATGGGCCTTCACGCGCCACAGACGACGGCACGTCGATGGCCACCTCGATTTCGGAAGCCCAATCGCCGGCCGGGGAGTAGGTGGCATGCCCTTTCACGAACTCGGTGCGAACCTGGGCAAGCATTCCTCCATCAACGGAGATGCGCTCATAGCGGACCGGCAGTCGACCAGGATAAATCTCCAAGATGGCCAAGAAGAAGCTGTCTTCAGACTGGAGGCGGACGTGCGCTGTCGGCCGGTCGACGGCCTGCATGCGGTGGTAGGTCATGGCCCCGTAGGTCGCGGCGATGACGCCGCCGAGCGCGCCAATCAAGCTCAAGTAGTCCAAACGAGTTCCCCCGGCGTAGAAAAGGGTGGCGTAGGAACCCCCGATTCTACGTCTGGCGGGAACACAGTGGAGGTGCCCCATGCGTGACCCCGACCCGAAGGACGACAGGGTGCCAATAGGCCCCCTCGATGTTTGATTTTTTCCGGAGAAATCGATGAACGAGACAGTGAAAGCCGGGCAGATTCCTGCCGGCATCCAGCAGGCCATTGTGGGAGCCGCCTTGGGCGCGGCAATCAACGCTTTGAGTGACGGCCTCTCTGCGGTGATTGCGTCGGAGCATGCCCGTACAGCGGACGAAGCCGGTGTCCGGGCATGGCAATAGGCCTCTGGATTCAGTCGTTCGGCCCCTTCTTCGTCTTGAGCTCGGCGAGTGTCTCGATAAAGCCCCAGTACGCCCCGGCCAAATGTCTGCCGCCTTGTTCCGTTGCAGGTGCGGCTTGGAACAGATTGGGCTGTTTGGCTATCAGGTTGATGAGTTCGGCGCGTGCATACGCATATTCGTCTTTCGTCATGAGAGCTCCTCCTGTGGGGAAAGTTCGTTGTGGTTAGTCGCCACGCCCGTTGTGCCCGGGCAATGCCGATCGTAGCCGCGGGCAGCGATTCCCGCCAGTTTCCTGATCGCCGTGCTTTGTCTTCCTTAAACCTCTTTGATCCTGTTCCCATGACCAGCACTGTACCGATCCCCACCGCCAAAGGCATGCGAAACGAATCGCACAAGTCCCTGATCGCCGTCATCCGCGACCACGTGTCGGCGTGGCGCAAGGCCGAAGGCTGGTCGCGCGAGAGCGTGGTGGCCGAGATAGTCGCCGCGCACGAAGCCATCGGCGGCCCGGCAGCCAGCGGCATCCATTTCGACCCGGCGACGCGCGACACCTTCGAGCGCATGAAGGTCAACGCCGACCGCGTGTTCCGGTGGCTCGACGACGACAGCAAGGACACCAACCTGCTGCCCGCCAATTTCCTGCCGTCGATCCTGGCGGCGATGCCGGCCGAATGGCGCCGGCACTGCCTGGACGACATCTTGCGGCCGCTGGGCATGGCGGCGCGCACGATGGCGCTTGGCGGCGGCGATGGCGTCGATATCACCCAGGTCACGACCATGATCCGCGAGGGCGCCGAAGCCCACGCCGCCGCGGCGGCGCTGCTCGGCGGCCAGGTCACGCCGGCCAAGATGGCGGCCGCGCACCGCGAGATGAGCGAAGCCATCCTGGCGCTGCGCACCGTGCGCGCGTCGCTGGAGAAACAGATGACGATGGCCGGCATGGAATTGCCGTTCGGGGAGGGTGGCCGTGGCTGAGATCACCCTGGTCAAGCAGGATCCGGTCGAGATATCCGAGGCCGACCGCGCGATCGCGCGCCGTGTCATCTTCAGTGTGATCGACGGCCTGGGCGAGCGCGGCAAGAAGCAATGGCGCCGCCTGTGGAATCGGATCTTCAAGCTCGAGCCCGGCGAGGCGATGGCGATCATCACGCATCAGGAGCGCCTGAGCTGGTTCCACCGCAAGCACATGGCGCTGGAGCAGCGCGTCTTCGAGGCCCAGGAGGCCTTCGAGCACTTCGAGCTGTTCCGGGACTGGCTGAAGATCGGCGCCGGTCATGTGGACTGGATCCCGGGAGAGGGGGACGCGCTGCAGGCGGTGCCGAAGTCGATCAGCTATGCCAAGCTGGAGCAGGGCGAAATGGAGGCGTTCCACGACGCCGCCGTGGCGTTCCTGCGGTCGCCGCGCGCCATTCGGCAGCTCTGGCCGCATCTTGCGCCGGCCGCTGCTGGCGACGTGATCGAGCGCGTGCTGGGAGGGTTCGGGGAATGACTAGTTTTGCGAATCTTTGGAAACGGAAACGTCTGTATGCGACGCGGTTAAGTCCGTTTTCAATCGTCACCGAAGATTTCCGACGGGTCGGGTGCGGGGGCGTAGTCGAGAGCCACTGCGTTCAAGTCGAGATTGACCTTCTTCAGCAAATCAACAGCGCTGGAAAGCTTCAAACCAAGGCGCTCCGTAATGCGATTTGGCACTTTATAGCCAGGTGCCAAGTTATGCCGGCGCGACAGCGTGTCAGTGTCTCGTCTGATCTCTTCGACCTCCGACAAGCCCCGCGCCAGTTGATGCGCGGTGCGTTCTCCTATCGGAACCAAGTGAGCCGCATGCTCGACGGAGATAGTTGGAAGCGCTTGCTCCAGCTCGGCGCGGAACCTATCAAACTTGGGCGTATGGTTGACCTCGTCGTCGAAGAGAGTACCCGTCGCCGCAATGTCCAGCGCCGACGTGTAGCGGTCCAGTTTCACCGCAAGATAGGCCGCATAAAGTGCGGCCTGCTCCACCGCCTCACGCCTACGCGTTCTCGTTTGTTGGCCCGCGAGATACAGCGCGATGGCAGCGGTAAAAGCAGTTGCGAATGCCGCCGCCCAACCGGCTGTGGCGGGATGTGCCACGAACGCACGAAACGCTGGCCACAGGATGGCCAGCAGCATCGCCAGAATAGCCGCCGCACTGACAACGACGACCCAGCCGCGCCAATCGAACCATTCTCGAATTGCTTTGTTCATCGGCATGTCTCCTCAGACCTGAGCGTCCATCGTAGTCCATGGTGTCACGGGGTGTCAGCATGAATAGCGCTCCGCTCATCAGCAGCCAGCGCTACCTCGACCCGCAGGTGGTCGAGCGTAAGGTCCACACGTTCCGGGTGTTCGTCGTGTCCACGCTTGAAACGCAACTGCGCGGCAAACCCTATCGCGTGCTGCTGGACGGCCACCACAATCTCGCCGCCGCCCGACTGGCGGGCGTCTCACCGGACTGGCGTGGCCCGTCCAAAAAAATGCGGCGGATTATGGCCAGCATGTCGCCGGCCGACTTCGAACGCATGCTCATCAACAACCTGACCGATTCAGACTGGTATTTCGTAGAGACTGGCGAAGTGGTCGCTGAGCTGCTGGGTGTCGAGCGGGAGGCAGCATGAAATTCGGACCTGCGCCGGGTATTCCCAATTCACTGTTCAGCGGCTGCATCGGCACCTTTTGCGGATGCCACCTCAGTTGGCAACGTAAAGAGGTAGATCAGCATGTAGCGAGTCAATTCATGTGCTTGATTTGCTTCCATCTCGTCCACTCCGTCAATTTCGTGAAGTGCGTCGTTGCCAACGACACGGAGGCCATGCGCCCACGCTTGAAGGTCCGGGGTAATTTTGTGATTTTTCGCCAGTTCTTCGATGCGCTTGTAGAGGGTCAGCTTCGCAAGATCAGGCGCGATGGTTTTCGTAGAGAGTTCCAATGCACGCCTGTCCATCGCGACGGCCGAATCCCAATGCTTACGCTTCAGTGCTTCATCTGCCTGTACAAACGCTTTTTGTACTGCTTCAGGGCAGTGGCGGGGTGCATCAGTTTCTTGTGGTTCGGGATGCAGACTGAGAATTGCCCAGCCATGGAAGTGTCGGTCAATGCGCAGCGATCCGTCCACGGCACCGGGATCGCCTCCTCGGGTATTCAGGGTAGCAACCACCGCCTCCAAACATGTATTGCAGGTGTAAAGGGTATACCAAATTTCACGGGTTTTCTGCCGTTGGGCAGCCAGCGTGAAGGCCGCATTCTGGGTATGGCAGTGAGGGCAATTCAGCATCAGGGTGAGGGCCATGCTTACTCCTGAGAAAGATCGGGCTCGCTTTGATCACGATTGGGCGTTCGGCGTGAATCATAGCTTGACGGACGGGTGGCAGCGGTTGAGGGTAATCCCTGTTTCTTTGCGAATAGCCAACGCATTCGTCGCCCAGCAGCACCGCCATCACCGGCCAGTGAGGGGCTGCAAGTTCGCCATCGGCGCATCCGCTGACGGGCGCCTGGTAGGTGTCGCAATTGTCGGCCGGCCCGTGGCGCGTGGCCACGATGACGGCCTGACCGCCGAAGTCACGCGCCTGTGTACCGATGGCACGCGAAATGCCTGCAGCTTGCTGTATGGAGCGGCGTGGCGCGCGGCACGGTCCATGGGTTATCGCCGCCTGATCACCTACACGCTCCCCGACGAGGGAGGCGCCAGCCTGCGCGGTGCCGGCTGGCGCCTATTGGGCGTGCGCGGCGGCGGCAATTGGAACACGCCAGCTCGGCCGCGCGTCGACACCGTGGCTGAGCTGCGCGGCCAGAAGCATCTTTGGGAGGCCAAGGCGTCATGACCAAGCCAGCCCCGTACTCCTCTGACACCCGCGCAAAGGGCTGGCGCTTCGAGCTCGACCACGAGCGCATCCGGCAGTCCGATACCTGGGCGCTGGCCGCGCCCGAGATCCGGCCGTGGCTGCTCATGCTGTGGATGACGGCCTGGGAGCAGACGCCGTGCGGAAGCCTGCCGGATGACGACGAACTGATCGCGGCCCGCATTGGCATGCCGCTGGACCAGTTCCAGGCCGCCAGGGCGCGACTGCTGCGCGGCTGGTGGCGGGCCGACGACGGCCGGCTGTACCACGACACGATGACCGAGCGCGTGCTGGAGATGATCGAGCGCCGCGACGGCGAGCGCAACCGCAAGGCCGAATACCGGGCCCGCAAGCAAGCCGAGCTGGCCGCTGCCCAGCGACAACAGGCCGAAAGCCGTCCCGATACGTCCCCCGGTAGTCCTGATTTGTCCCACGGGACAGACGCGGGACTACCAAGGGATTCCGGTGGGAGTGACGCTACCGGAACCGGAACCGGAACCAGTAAAGAAAAAGATATACCGGCGGCGGCGTCTTTCGCGGGCGCGCCCGCGTGCGAGGCCGAACCCTCGCCGCCGCCGCTGGACGACGAGACGCCCGAGAAACGGGCCATGCAGGTCGCCGCTTGGCTGCGACGCCGGGAGAAGGGCCGCGGCAAGCAGCCGCGCGGCACGCAGAGCAACGACCCGCGTATCGCCGCGTGGCTCGCCGCCGGCGTCACAGGCCTGCAGCTGGCCGAGGCCTACGAGCTCGCCGTTGCCGACCGCGAAGACTCGGGCGACGTCGGGCCGATCACGCCAGGGTTCCTGGACATCTTCGTGGCCAAGGTCCTGCATCCGCCGGCGGCACAAAGCGCCGTCAACAGCAAGCGGCCGGCGGCCAGCAAGGCCGACCCGCTCGCCTGGGCCACGACATGGTCCGGGATCGTCGCCAAGGGCACTGAGCTCGGGCTGCAGCAACAGGCCGGCGAGCTCGACCGGGATTTCAAGCTGCGGGTGCATGCCACCGCCGGCACGACTGCCGACGACTTCGCGCGCCTGCTTGCCGACTACGGGGTGAGGGTATGAACACGATGCAGCAGCCACTGCGCGACCCGCGCCGCTGGGCACGCCGGATCCTGGCGGAGCAGAGCCGCAAGGGCGGCCGCCGGTACGCGCCGGCGGTCCTGGCCATGGCCGAGCGTGCGCTCGCCGCGGCAGCCCAACAGGAGAGGGCGCAATGACGGTCCAGTGCGTCGGCTGCCGCCTGTTCAGCCTGCAGAAGCACGCCGGCATGGCAGAGCAGGGCTTCGGGAAGTGTGCGCTGGACGTCGATCGCCCCGGCAAGTTCCAGAGCGCCACATTCCGGCGGTTCTGTCCGGATTTCGCCGCGGCCCTGAGCCCGGTGGTTGAAAAACGAGTTGAATGGCTGCGTGAGCGCCGTGAGGAAAGGAGATTGATGTGCTTGAATTCGTGATTCCTGGGGTTCCCGCTGGAAAAGGGCGGCCACGCGCGCTCAGGCGCGGCAACCACATCAAATTGGTTACCCCGGACGAAACTGCTGCATACGAAAGCAAGGTCGCTCTGGCCGGCCACCAGGCTATGGCTGGGCGCGCATTGCTGAGCGGGCCCGTATGCGCCGTGCTCACGATCAAGCTGCCAATCCCGGCGTCTTGGTCCAAGCGCAAGCAGGCCGCCGCGCTGGCGGGTACCGAACTGCCTACCAAGAAGCCGGACGCCGACAACGTCGTCAAGGCCATATTTGACGGCCTCAATGGCGTCGTTTGGAACGACGACACCCAGGTGGTCGACATGGTTGTCCGCAAGCGCTACGCGGCCGTACCGGGCGTGGCCGTCAAGATCGCCGCCGTCGAATTTCAAGCCCAGGATCTGCTCGGAGCGAGCCGCCATGCGTGATACGACCCTTCCAACCCGTGAGCCGGGCACTTTCTCCTGCCCCGAGCACGCCATTGCCGTGGCCTACCTGATGCTGGCCCTACCCATCGAGCCCAAGAACCCGACCCAGCTGGTCTGCGAGGCCCTGCAGGAGCGTTTCGACGCAACCTACGAGCGCAAGGCGCTGTCCGGCCTGACGCCGCACGACTGGCACGCCCAGGCGGTCTTCACCGTCAAGGCGCTGCAGCGGACGCTGGGCGACGGCATCGGATTTCACATTTTGCGGGCCCAGTACGGGACAGGCGAGGAGGGGGCGGCCAGTGCGCGCCAAGTGTCCGAATGGCTCAACCCGGAGGCCCCGGCCGACAGCCGCATGCGCGAGCTCACCGACCTGCTGGTGGGGAACATCCTGCGAGGCCGGCCGCGCCAGCGCGACCTGTCGGATCGCTTCGACGTGCCGAAATCCAACGTCTCGCGCCTGGCCTCGGCGTATCGGGTCCTGGTGGAGGGCGCCCGTCGCGCCGCGCTGCTGCGGCTAGACGTCTGCATGCGCGATGCGGGTATCGTGGTCGATCTGGACGAAGATCGGCGGCCGACACCCCTTGACAACGTGGGACAAGATCAGCAGAATTCAGCCATACTCGTAGCAAGTGCGACCTGAAGAAACGCCCCGGCCAAAAACCGGGGCGTTTTGCTTTCATGGGGTCGACATTATCATCACGGCAGCCAGAATGAACAACCAGCCCCCGGCCATCCACATCAAGGCCAGACAATATCCGATCGCTGCCGTGCGGTTCTTTGGAATATTGGCAGTTCGGATTAGTTCGAACGCCACGATTTCCTCAGGGTCAGCTCCAGCCACATGTTTTGAAAATTCATTGGCTTGTGCCCGGTAGATGTCCGTAGAGATGGCCTGGGCTGTCAGGCCCACAAGAAAAGAAAGGAAGTGCAGGCCCACCGCAGCGTAGATCATTATCCTTGGCGCTTCGGCGATGGCCAGGATGGTTCCGGCAGCCGCCAGGCCGAGCCCCGCGCCCGTTGAAATTGATTTAAGTGCTGCAGTGTGCGCATCCAAATACCGACGGGACTCCTGATACCACAGATCTACAGCCTGTGCGGCGTGAACATGAGCAATCAGATTGCCCGTAAAGTCTGATTGCCGCTTCTTAGAACGGCGGGCCCACCAACCCATGAAGGCAGCGGGCAGGATCAGAGCTAGAAGGACGGCGGCAAGAGCGACCGTCCTCCCAATTTTCTCCTGCTGGGCAGGGGGCAAGGCGCGCCACATCTCACGCGTGCCTTCAAGCGCCGTGCGCACACCTTCAACCATGATCTTCCAATCGAAGTCCACTGACGCGGTCCTTGAAGTCTTGGAATGAAAGAAGACGGCGACGGCCGTGCAGCAGCAACTGCGCGACCGACAGCCGACCCACGGGTTAAGGCCGTGAGCGACCCGAGGCCGTCCCACCTGTACAGGCGGGGGCAACGGTAACACATTCTCACGAATAGATGGCATCCCCAATCGTTCCCTGGCTGGGCGGCAAACGCCGCCTGGCCGATCGCATTTTTCCCTTTTTCCCCGTCCATGATTGCTACGTTGAGCCCTTCGCGGGCGGCGCCGCGCTCTTTTTCATGCGCCCGACGCCCGCCAAGGTGGAGGTGCTGAACGACGTGAACGGCGAGCTGGTGAACCTGTACCGAGTGGTGCAGCACCACCTCGAGGAGTTCGTCCGGCAGTTCAAATGGGCGCTGACCAGCCGCGATGTGTTCAAGTGGCTGCAGATCACCCGGCCGGAGACGCTGACGGACATTCAGCGCGCGGCGCGCTTCTTCTACCTCCAGCAAAACGCCTTCGGCGGCAAGGTGGACGGGCAGACGTTTGGCACTGCGACGACGGCGCCGCCAGGCCTCAACCTGCTACGCCTTGAGGAGAACCTGTCAGCGGCCCACCTGCGCCTGGCCGGCGCCTACATCGAGAACCTCCCCTGGCAGAAATGCCTGGAAATGTACGACCGGCCCCACACGTTGTTCTACATGGATCCGCCCTATTGGGAGACGGAGGGGTACGGCGTGGGCTTCGGCTTCGAACAGTACGAGGACATGGCGGCGCGCATGCGGCAACTGCAGGGCCGCGCGATCGTCAGCCTGAACGATCACCCTGACATCCGGCGGGCGTTCGACGGCTTCGACATCGAGGCCACGGAGCTGCGCCACACCGTCGGCGGCGGCCGCGGTGTTGAGCGCGGCGAGATCCTGATCTTCAGCTGGGACACGGCCGCAGCGCCGGCCGGGCTGTTCTAGGACCACATCATGGCGAAGCGACCGGCGCTCACCCGGCCCGCGCCGTCCGAGCAGCTGGCCGGCTTCGCGCCGGCGTCGGAGCTGCTGGCCTGGGTCGAACAGGCCATCCTGGCCCCGGGCGGGCCGCTTCACAATCCAGATCACGCCCACCTGGTGGATGCGGATCTGGCATTCCTTTGGGCGCCAGGGGCATTTGCCAAGGCTGGCCGCACCGTCGTGGGCCAGGCCGAGCAGGTGATGTTCCGCGCCGGAGGCTGGCAAAAGGCCCGTCAGGAGCAGCAGATGGTGGATTGGTTCGGCCGGGTGCCGACATTCCTGATCACGCTGGCGGCCGACTACTGCGCCACCTGTAGCGACGAGGAATTCTGCGCGCTGGTCGAGCATGAGCTGTACCACATCAGCCAGTTGAAAGACGAATTTGGGGCGCCGGCCTTCTATCGGGACGGCCGCCCGAAACTGGGCATCCAGGGCCATGACGTCGAGGAATTCGTGGGCGTCGTCCGGCGCTACGGCCCCTCGGCCGAAGTTTCCCGCCTGGTGGCCGCTGTCAAGGGCAAGCCCGAAGTGGCGCGCCTGAACATCGCCCGGGCCTGCGGCTGCTGCCTGAAGGCCGCCTGACCGATACCGATCCTTTACAGATTTCACATTATGGCAAGGCTGAACGACGCGCAGAAGCGCTACATCGTGCAGGCCCTGGCCTGCTATGACACGCCGGCGCAGGTCGCCGAGGCGGTAAAGGAAGAGTTCGGGCTGGACGTCCACCGGGCGCAGGTCGCCCAGTACGACCCGACCAAGGTGTCCGGCCAGGACCTGGCCAAGAAGTGGCGCGACCTTTTCGACGACACCCGCAAGCGGTTCCGCGACGAGGTGGCCGAGATCCCGATTGCCGACCAGGCGTACCGGCTGCGCACGCTCCAGCGCGCCATGGCCAAGGCGGAGCGGCAGGGGAACGTGGCCATGGTGTCGCAGCTGCTCGAGCAGGCCGCGAAGGAGGTGGGCGGGGCGTTTACCAATCGCCACAAGCACGAGCATGGCGGCCCCAACGGCGGCCCAATTCCCACCGCAAACTTGTCGAAAGAAGAATTCCGGGAGATCGCCCGCGAGTTGCTAGACGAGGTCTGACATGCGCGAGTACACCGCGGCCGAACGGTTGGCCGCGGCTGAACTGGCGCGCGCTGATCTGTACTTCTACACGCGCTGGATGTTCTACCAGCGCAGGCGTTTCCCGTGGAAGCGGGCGCGCCAGCACAAGATCCTCTGCGATGCCCTGATGCGGGTCTTCCGGGGCGAGTGCCGGCGGCTGATCGTCAACATGCCCCCTCGGTATTCCAAGACCGAGATCGCCGTCCAGAACTTCATTTCCTGGGCGCTGGGGCATTTCCCAGATGCCGAGTTCATCCACACGTCCTACGGGGCCAAGCTGGCGGCGAAGAACTCGCTGCAAACCCGTGACATCCTGGATCACCCGGCCTACCAGGAGATCTTCCCGGGCACGCGCCTGCACCCGTCTTCGATGGCCCGGGACGACTGGAAGACCACGGGCGGCGGCGTGATGTACGCCACTGGATCCGAGGGCGCCATTACCGGTTTCGGGGCTGGCAAGCAGCGCGAGGGTTTCGGTGGCGCCATCGTCATCGACGACCCGCACAAGCCCGACGAGGCCGACAGCGACACGATCCGCGAGGGCGTGATCGAGTGGTTCCAGAACACCCTGGAGTCGCGGACGAACACGCCCGATACGCCGATCATCGTCATCATGCAGCGCCTGCACCAGAACGACCTGGCGGGCTGGCTGCTGGAAGGCGGCAACGGCGAGGCCTGGGAGCATGTGTGCATCCCAGTGCGCAACGAGGACGGCACGCCCCTGTGGCCGGAGAAGCACAGCTCCGAGGACCTGGACCGCATGGAGGCGGCGAACCCCTACGTGTTCGCCGGCCAGTACATGCAGCGCCCCAGCCCGCGCGACGGCGGCGTATTCAAGCCCGGGCGCATCGAGATTGTCGACGCGCTGCCCGCCGGCCTGGAGCTGCATCGCGGCTGGGACTTGGCCGCGTCCAAGGGCAAGGGCGACTGGACGGTGGGTGCCAAGCTGGGCCGATCCGAGGATGGCGCCCTCTGGATCGCTGACATCCAGCGCGAGCGCGGCAGCCCCGACGATGTCGAGCGGTTGCTGGTCACCACGGCCAGGGCCGACTGGGTGAAGGTGCTGCAGTCCATACCGCAGGATCCTGGACAGGCCGGCAAGGCGCAGGCGACGTACCTGGGCAAGAAGCTCAGCGGCTGCCGCTTCGTCTTCACGCCGGAATCCGGCGACAAGGCTACCCGCGCCGCGCCGTTTGCCTCCCAAGTCAACGTGGGCAACGTGCGCATGCTGCGCGCGCCCTGGAACCAGGCACTGATCGACGAATTGGCCATGTTCCCCAACGGGACCTTCGACGACCAGGTCGACGCCCTGGCCCGGGCCTTCAACAGCATGGGCGACAACCTATCGCGCTTCAAGGCGCTGGCGAGTTGAATATGAGTTTTCACGCGGACGGCTACGAGTCGGCGCTGATCGGACACCGCCGACTGCAGGTCGGCCAGTCCGCGCCGCTGACCGAGCTGCAGCTGTACGCCAGCGGCGGCATCTTCGGCCGGGTGGTGGACGCGCCGGCCGACGACGCCGTGGCGCGCGGCGTCACCATCAAGGGCGACGATGGCCGAATCGCGGCCGAGCTGGACCGCCTGAAGGTGTTGCCGGCGCTGGCCGATGGCATGCGCTGGGCTCGCCTGACCGGCGGCGCGGCGATCATGCCGATCACCGACGACAGCGCCCGGCTGGATGCGCCGCTGAACCCGGCGCGCCTGCGCCAGATCCACGAGTTCCGAGTCTTCGACCTGACGGACATCGATGCTTCGGAGCGCCGGTACCGCGACCCGTACAAGGCGAACTACGGGCAGCCGGAGGTCTACCGGGTCCGAAGCCTGGCGCCCGATGACGGCACGGCCGTCTTCTACGTGCACGAATCCCGGCTGATCCCGATTCCGGGCGACCCGCTGCCGCGTCGGCTTGCCGCCGTGACTGGCGTGCCCTGGGCCGGGCGGACCGCTGTCGAGCGCACCTACCGCGCCATCTGCCGGTACCAGGAAGCCTTGGCGCTGGCCCTGAAGGTGCTGGAACGCAAGCAGCAGGGCGTCTACGGCATGAAGGGCCTGGCCGAGGCGATCCAGGCGAATCAGGAAGCCGCTGTGCAAAAACGCATCGACCTGGTCGACGCCGTGCGCGGACTGCTGAACACCGTGGCGATTGACAGCGAGGACGAGTACGTCATCCACGACGCCAACGTGTCGGGCGTGCGCGACCTGGTGAACGAGTTCCAGGTGGGGGTGTCGGCCGAGTGCGGCATGCCGGTCACGATCCTGTTCGGCCGGTCGCCGGCCGGGCAGAACGCTACCGGCGAGGCCGATTTCGACGGCTACTACGACCTGGTCGAGGCCCTGCAGCGCAGCAAGGGAACGCCGGCGCTCGAGCGCGTCGTGTCGCTGATCCTGGCGCAGGAGTCGTTCGCCAATCCGCCCGAGGCCTGGTCGATCTCCTGGCCGTCGCTGAAAAGTCCGACGCCAAAGGAAGAGGCGGACGTACGCGAGACGAATGCCAAGGCGGAAAAGGCCGAGATGGAGGCCTTGTCGCTGGCCGTGGACAACGGCCTTAGCGAGGACGAGGCGCGGGCCTACATGAAGGAGCGCGGGCAGTATGGCCTCAAACCTGATGAATCCGGCGGGCGCACCGCGGCCACGCAGTACGCCGCGCAGACCGCGTAAGTGGCGCTATCCGGCCGGGCAGGAGGCAGATTATGCTGCCGCCCTGGACCAGATTGCGCGCCGGACGACCGAGGCCGTAACCGCACATGTCCTGCCGGCGCTGGGCGCCGCGCAGCGTGGCGACGACCTGAACAGCATCCCGGAGACCGAGGGCTGGTACGAGACGCTGCGCCAGGCCTTCCTGGCGGCGCTGAGCGCGGCATCGGTCGATGACGAGGCGGTCGGCAGTCTGGTGGCGCTGGTGGCGCGCCGCGTCGAGCGGTTCAACGCCGAGCAGTTCCACCGCACGATCCGGCAGGCCTACGGCGTCGACATCTTCAAGGCAGAGCCCAGGCTGGGCCAGCTGGCCACCATCTGGGAGGCCGAGAACATCAAGCTGATCAAGTCGATCCCGGCGCAGTACCTGGAAGGCCTGCACGGCAAGGTGGTGGCGGCCGTCCAGAAGGGGACCAGCCTGCGAGAGCTGACGGCCCTGGTGCGGCAGACCTACAAGATGCCGCGCAACCGAGCCGAGCTGATCGCCCGCGACCAGGTCGGCAAGCTGAATGGCCAGTTGACCGAGTACCGACAGCAGAACATCGGTGTCGAGGAGTACCGGTGGCGCGGCGTTCTGGACGAGCGCGAGCGCGAGGAACACGTGGCGCGCGAGGGCGAGGTGTTCCGCTGGGACAAGCCGCCCGAAGATGGCCACCCCGGCCAGCCTATCCGCTGCCGGTGCTGGGCCGAGGCAGTGCTGCCGCTGTTTGAAGACCTGGACGCCCTGGTCGTCCACTGAGGAAATCCCCATGGTTATGCGATTCGACCGCGTGGCATTCAAGGCCACGCGCACCGACGAGGGCTACATCAAGGACACGCCGGTGCTGACCCGCACCGGCGTCTTCGTCTATCTGGACGGCCAGGGCCGCGAGCGCCGCGAGTACCGGCCGCCCGACGAGGTGTTCAACGCCGATTCGCTGGCCAGCCTGAAGGGCGTGCCGGTCACCGACACCCACCCGGGCAAGGTCAGCGCGCGCAACGTCAAGCAGCACATGATCGGCACCGTGCTGTCCGAGGGCCGGCAGGACGGCGACCGCGACATGGTCGGCGATGTCGTGATCTACGACGCCAGCCCGATCGACGAGGGCGGGAAAAAGGAGCTGTCGCTCGGCTACGAGCTCGAGCTCGATGAAACCCCGGGCGTGTCGCCCGACGGCGAGCGGTACGACGCCGTCCAGCGACGCATCCGATACAACCACCTGGCGGTGGTCAAACGCGGCCGCGCGGGCAACGCGCGGCTCAACCTGGACGCGGCGGACGCCGTAACGAAAACCGAAGAGGACAATGACATGAGCATGGTCAAGATCCGCCTCGATTCCGGCCTGTCGTACGACGCGGCCCCGGAAGTGGCGAACGAACTGGAGCGCCTGCGCGCCGACGCAGCCGAGCTGCGGCAGAAGGTCGACGTCGAGGCGGCCCGTGCCGACACCGAGAAGGCGCGCGCCGACAAGGCCGAGGCCGACATCAAGAAGGCCCGCGAGGACGCCCACGCGGCCGCGCTGGCCCGCGTGAAGCTGGAAGCCGCCGCCACCGCCCACAAGGTGGAATTCAAGGCCGACACGACCGACCGCGCGCTGCGCGAAGGCGTGATCAAGGCCATCCGGGGCGACGGCTTCGACCTGACCGGCAAGTCGGACGGCTACGTCGAGGCGGCCTTCGACCTGGCCGTGGCTGACAGCGCCGGCCGTCAGGACGCCGCGGCGTCCCAGCGCCAGACGGTCAGCGGCCAGCCCGGCCAACCGACCACCCAGATGAACCAGGACGGCGGCAACCAGCCCAAGTCCGCCGCCCAGGCGCGCGCCGCGATGATCGCCGCCCGGAACAAGGAATAAGGAGCTGACATGTACGAGGACTACATGCTGCCGGCCTTCGCCGGCATGAAGGTGGATTCGGGCGACGACCGCGTCGAATCCTTCCCGGCCGCCGGCGACCTCGCCGTGGGCGTGGTGTGCGGCACCAATGCCAGCGGCCTGCTGGTGGCCGGGCCCGGCACCAAGGTGCGCGGTGTGTCGCTGCACACCGCCACGCTGCCCTACGACCGCTACCGCTACGTCGAGGGCGACAGCGTGTCGACGATGACGCGCGGTCTCGTCTGGGCGCGTGTCACCGCCGCCGGCACCGTGACCGAGGACGGCCCGGTGAAGTTCGCCGCCGACGGCACGGTGTCGGACGGCGGCGCCAACACCCTGAACAACGCGGTCTTCCGCAGCGGCATCGTGACCGGCCCGAACGGCCAGCAGATCGCCCGCGTGGAGCTGCACAACCCGTTCAGCGTGCCGCCCGCGGCGCCTTAATCGCGTCTCCGAACCCACCCCATAGGGCCCGCCTCGAGCGGGCCTTTTTCATTTCCGCGAGGGAAAGATGGAACACATGCATTATGACCAGGCCGACCTGGCCGGCGTTCAGGCCTTTGCCCCGACCATGGGCGGCCTGCGCGAAGACGAGGGCATCTATGCCGCCCGCGAGCTCGACTACGTGAAGTCGCGCACCTACGACAAGAAGCTGCCCCCGATGAAGGGCCTGCAGCTGGTGCCCCAGTCCAGCGAAGTGCCGGAATGGGCCGAAACCTACACCTACAAGGTGTATGACCAGGTCGGGATCGCCAAGATCATCGCCAACTACGCCGACGACCTGCCGCGCGTGGACGTCTACGGCCAGGAAGTCACCGCCCGGATCAAGGATATCGGCGACTCCTACGGTTACAACGTGGGCGAGCTGCGCGCCAGCATGGCCATGCGCACGTCCCTGCCCACCCGCCGGGCCGCAGCGGCGCGCCGCGCCATCGAGGTCAAGCAGAACCAGATCGCCATGGTGGGCGACGCCGCTCACAAGTTGTACGGGCTGACCAATCACCCGAACATCGGCATCACCACGGGGCTCAATGGCGACTGGGCGAATCCGGCCACCACGGCGGACCAGATCCTGTCGGACCTGAACGCGCTGTACAACGCCGTGCGGCTGCAGTCGAAGGGCGTGCACACCCCCAATGTGCTGACGATCCCGAGCACGCAGTACGCGGCGTTGTTCTCGAAGCGTCTGTCGGACTCGGGTGGTCTGACCGTAGGCGAGTTCTTCCTCAAGCAGCACCCGGGCCTGCGCATCGAGGACGTGCCCGAACTGGCCGATGCTGGCACCGGCGGCGTCTCGATGGCGATCATGTACGAGCGCAGCGAGGAGAACCTGAGCATGGAGAACCCCATGCCGTTCAACCAGCTCGCGGCGCAGGCGCGCAACCTGGAGCTGGTCGTGCCGTGCTTGGCGCGTACCGGTGGCGTCGCGGTGTATTACCCGCTGGCGCTGACCAAAGCGGAGGGCATCTGACATGGAAAAGCACGTCAAGAACCTGGCGGCGTTCGCCATCGTGACCGCCGCTGGCGAGGTCATTCCGCCCCTGCAGACCTCCAAGGCGCCCATCGACATCACCAAGCGCGACACCGCGGCGCTGATCAAGCGCGGCGCGCTCGAGGTGGTCGGCGGGGGCAATGCGGCCGGCGACGAAGGCAACGAACCGCTCGACCCGGCCACCATGAAGGCTGCCCAGCTCAAGGCCGAGCTGGACAAGCTGGGCGTCGAGTACGCCGGCAACGCCAGCACCGAGGTGCTGCGCGAGCTGTACGTGTCGAAGCTGGCCGAGCAGGCGGGGCAGTAGGCATGGCCGCCACCGTCGAGCTACTGGACTTCCTGGCGCCGGCGGTGGCGGGCATGTCGGCCGAGGACAAGCAGAAGGCCCTGGACATCGCCGCCGGTTACCGGCCGGCATGCCTGCCGGAGGCCAAGCAGGACGAGGCGCAGGCCTGGTATGCCGCCTGGTTGCTGTACGGGCGCCTGCAGCAGCTGGCCGGCCAGGAGCAGGGCGCCACGCCCTTGCCGGGCGTGATCAGCGAGAAAGAGGGCGACTTGTCGCGCACTTACGGGCGCGCTGACGGCGCCGAGGATCCGGCGGGTTTCTTCGGCCACTATGACCGGCTGGCCAAGCTGTGCCGCGCCGGTGCGATCACGGTCGGAACGAGGCGCAGGTATGGCTGCTGTTAAGACCATCGACCGCGGGCTGAACCGCCTGATGGCCCAGGCCCGTGCGCTGGACGGGTCCGGCGTGAAGTTCGGCATTCAGGGCGACGCCGGCGCAGACCCGGAAAGCGGCGCCGACCTGGTCGACATCGCCGTCTGGAACGAGTACGGCACCGAGCACATCCCGGCGCGGCCGTTCATGCGGGACTTTGCCGAGAAGAACGGCAAGGTGCTGGGCCAGGCGATGGACCGTGTCGCCATGGCGGTGCAGGATGGCCGGCTGTCGGCCGATGCCGGGCTGGACCAGCTGGGTACCTTCGCGGAACGCCACCAGAAGGCGCACGTGCAGCAGTCGAAGGCCTGGGCGGTGCCGAATGCGCCGTCCACGGTAGCCAAGAAGGGCAGTGACGTGCCGCTGATCGACCAGGGCGTCATGGTCAACGCCATTCGCTACGAGAAGGTGCGCTGATGGGCTTTCGCAGACCGCAGACCATCCGGCCGCGTGCGGGCGGGCAGTACGTGAAGGGTCGATGGGTCGAAGGTGCCGACGCGGTGCCGTACACGATCCAGGCCTCGGTGCAGCCGGCCAGACTGTCCGACTACGACATGCTGCAGCCCAACGCCGAGGGCCGGCGCATTACGGCTGCCGTGCGCATCTACACCACCGCGGTGTTGAATGTGGCCGGCCAGGACGATCAGAACGGCGACCGCCTGGTCTGGAACCGGGCGCCACACCCTGGCGACTACCTGGTGGTGGCCGTGGCGCCCTGGCAGTCAGGCGTCATTTCGCATTACCGCTACCTGGCGGTGCTGCTTGCAAACTGAGTGCCCACAGAGCCCCGGCAGTCTGGGCCGGGCCCGACGGGGTTAAGCGTCGGGAAAGGACTACCGCGCCGGGCGGGGCAGCCAGACACCGGGAGGGCAGTACCGAGTCGGCGCAGGCCGATAGCCCCATCGGTACACACAAAGGACCACAATGGACGCCCAACAAGCCATCTTCGACCTGATCGAGCACGCGGCCGGCGGTATCCCTGTGATTTTCCGCGACGGCAACGGCCCGCGGCCAGGCAAGCCGTACATGACCCTGAAGGTCACGCCGGCGGCGCGCTTGCCGGTGCATCTGGGCGCTGTGGACCAGGACGGGCGCCAGGATGTGTCGGCGCACCGCGACGCCGGCGTCGAACTGCAGTGCTTCGGCGACGACGCCTTCCAGGTGCTGGACGAGCTGAGCCTGCGCCTGGGCTTTCCCAGTCTGGTGGACTTCGCCAACTCGCTGGACCTGGCCGTGTTCGACGTCGGCGACGTCCAGGACCTGCCGGTACCCCGCGACGACGCCCGGTTCGAGCCGCGCGCCGTGCTCGAGCTGCGCGTGCGCTACACGGGCACGCTCGCCGACGAGGTTGGCTACTTCGAGGCGGTCGAGGTCACCGGCACCTTTACCGGCGGCGCAACAGAGCTGCCGCCCATCCAGATCACCACTGCGGCGTCCTGACGTCGCCAGCCTTGCATCCGGCCGCCTTCGGGCGGCCATTTCTTTGGAGCCACGACAATGGCGAATCTCGACCGGATCGTGAACGTTCAGATCTCCCTGAACACCACCGCGATCAAGGAACAATCGTTCTCCGACCTGCTGGTGCTGGGCGCGCACACGCTGTCAGTCAACCGCGTGCTGGTCGTCACCCAGGCCGACGAGCTGATCGAGCTGGGAATGTCCGCCGCCGACCCGCTGTACATGGCCGTGCGCGACTCGTTCAAGCAGATCCCGACCCTGAACCGTATGTATGTCGGGCGCCAACAGGTCGACGAGGCGGCCATCACGGTCACCGCAGCGGCGGAGGCCGCCTACTCGGTCACGCTGACCTGGCGCGACGCCCAGGGCGCCGTGCAGACTGCGACGGCCGTCTACACGGGCCTGGCCGCAGACACCCCGGCCGCCATCGCCACCGGCCTGGTGGGGGCCATCAATGCCACCGCCGCGCCAGTGACGGCGACTGCCACGGCCGCAGTGGTGTCGATCGACGCCGATGTCGCCGGCGCCGCTTTCGGCCTGTCGGTGGCGGGCAATCTGACCATCAACGCCGCGACCAGCACCGAGACGCCGACCGAGGCGCTGACCGAGTGCCGGGCCGAGAATGGCGACTGGTACGGCGTGGTCCTGGCTTCGCGCGCCGAGGCGGACATTCTGGACGCCGCCGAATGGGTCGAGGCGAATCAGAAGCTCCAGTTTGTGGGCTCGGCCGACCCGGGCATCATCGATGCCGCGCTCAGCACCGACCTGGCGTCGAAGCTGAAGGCCAAGAACTACTTCCGCACGGCCTGCTGGTACCACGCGCTGGCGGCGTCCGAATGGCTGGAGTCGGCCGTAGCCGCCAACCGCTTCACCTTCTACCCGGGTGCGGAGACGTGGGCCAACGTGAAGCTGGCCGGCATCACGGCTGACAACCTGCGCGAGGGCCAGGCCCAGGCAGCCTTCAACAAGAACGCCAACACTTTCGAGCCGTTCCGCAATTTCGCCATCACGCAGGGCGGCAAGGTGGCGGCGGGCGAGTGGATCGACGTCATCCGGTTCCGCGACTGGCTGGCCGAGCAGATCAAGATCGCCGTGGCGTCGGCCCTGATCAACGTCAAGGGCCAGCTGGGCAAGGTGCCGTACACCGATGGCGGCATCCAGATCGTCACGAACGCCATGCGCGGGGTGCTGGACCTGGGCGTGGCTCGCGGCGGCATCGCGCCGGAAGAGGTCGACGAAGACGGCCGCAAGATTCCGTCCTACACGGTTTCGGCGCCGCTGTCGGCCAACGTGCCCTTCAACGACAAGGCCAACCGCATCCTGCGCGACGTGTCATTCACGGCCCGACTGGCCGGCGCCATCCACGCCGTCGAAATCAAGGGCAACCTGACCTACGAACTGTAATCGGAGCCGAGCATGACGGTAAAAACCTACGACCCCGCGAAGGTCATCATCACCTTCGGGGCATCCACGATCACCGGCACGGCCGACGGTACGTTCGTCAATATCGAGCCGATCTCGGACGGCATCACGTCGCAGTCCGGCGCGGACGGCGAGGTGGCGCGGGCCATGTCGGCCGACCGCCGCCACCGTGTCACGATGACGCTGCAGCAGACCAGCCGTAGCAACGACGTGCTGTCGGGCTATCACGAAGCCGACCGGCTGAGCGGCGGTGGCGGCGCGTTGCCGCTCACCGTGCGCGACCTGCGCGGCACCACGCTTTTCGCTGCCACGGCCTGGGTGACCAGGATGCCGGCCAGCGAGTACGGCATCGAACTGGGCAACCGCGAATGGACGCTGGAAACCGGTCCGGCCGCGTACTTTGTCGGGGGCAATGACTGATGAGCAAGCCCTACGAAGTCACCATCGGCCGCACGACCTTCTACATCCGGCGCTTCGATGCCTTCTCGGCGCTCGAGCTGTTCGGTGACCTGCAGCGGGACATCCTGCCGGCGGCCGGCGGCGCCCTGGCGGCGGTTTTCGGGCCCGAGGACAGCGCCAAGGACGAGCAGTCCATGTTGCAGGCCTTCCGCGAGCTCTCGACGACGCTGGACGGCAAGACGCTGAAGGCCTGGGCGGATCGGCTCATCGACCCGGACCTGGTCGCCTATGAGCGGGACGGCGCCGAGCCCGCCAAGCTGGACAAGCGCGGCCGCGAAGCCGCCTTCGAGGACTTCACCGAGATCCTGGAGCTGATGTTCCACATCATCAAGTGGAACTGCGAAGGCCCTTTGGCGCGCTGGCTCGACCGTTTTGGCGAGGTCCGCGCCAAGATGGAGAGCCTGTCGGCAAGTTTAGGGAAGACCTCGAGCGCGAGCTGATCATCTGGCGGCCGATCCTGGCCGGCCACGCCAGCCTGGCCGACGTCAAAGCCGGCCGGGTCGACCTGCTGGACCTGCTCAAGATCAACGCGCTACTCGATGCGCAAGAGGCTGCCCAGGAGGCCGCCGCCCGAAAGAAGAGGTAACCCATGGCTGTAGTCCGCGAACTGGTGACGCTGCTGCGCTATCAGGTCGACCAGTCCGGCCTGCGTGCCTACCAGCAGCGCGCCGTCACGGTGGCCGACCGCCTGCGGCGCGGCATGCGCGTGGTGCGCGACGCCGGCGTCGGTGCCATGCAAGGCGTCCGCCTGGGCGTGCAGGACGTGCTGCGCGAGCAGCGGGCATTGAACGCCGCCCAACGGCGGGGTGTGGCCGAAACCCGAAAGATGGGTGACGGTTACAGCCGCGTGGGCGGCCTGATTCGTGGGGTTCTGACGGGGATTTCGGCGCTGAGCACCGCCCGGGTGGCCGACGAGTGGGCGAGCGTGCGCGGCCGCGTGAGCCTGGTGACCGACAGCATCGCCGAACAGGAGCAGGCTCTGCGTAGCCTATTCCGAATCGCCCAGGACACCCGGCAGCAGTACGTTGCCACGGCCGACCTGTTCCAGTCGGTCCAGCGCAACCGGAAAGAGCTGGATCTGACGCTGGCGGACTCGCTGCAGCTGACGAAGACCATCGGCCAAGCGCTGACCATTGGCGGCGGCAGTACTTCCGCTCAGCAGGCGGCGCTGGTGCAACTGAGCCAGGCCCTCGGCTCGGGCGTCCTCCGCGGCGAAGAACTGAACTCTGTGCTCGAACAGGCGCCGCGCCTGGCTCAGGCGATTGCGGAGGCTTTCGACGTTCCGGTCGGCAAGCTGAAGGAGCTCGGCGAGCAAGGCAAGCTGGCAAGCAAGGACCTGGCCAAGGGTTTGCTCATGCAGGCCGGCAAACTGGCGCGCGAATTCGACCGGATGCCGAAGACTTTCGGCGCGGCCTGGACCCTGATCACGAACAAATGGGGCCAGATTGTCGACTCCATGAACCGGGCGTCGGGAGCCAGCGAGGTCTTCTTCGCGGTCACCAAGCGCGTGGTCGACAACCTCGGCGACATCGCCAAGGTCGGCGCGCTGGCCGCGCTGTCATACGGCATCGTGCGGGTGACGCGACTGCTGCGGGCCATGCGCACGGCCGCCTGGGCTTCGCTGGGGCCATATCTGGCCATCGCGGCGGCGCTGGGCGCGGTCTACCTGATCGGCCAGGACATCTGGGTGTGGCTGCAGGGCGGCGACTCCATCCTGGGAACCCTCGTGGGTCGGGTGGAGGACTGGCAGTTTCAGCTCGACTCGATCCTGATCGTGGCCAAGGAGATCTGGTGGGCCATCGAGAATATCGGCACGGCGCTGGCCAACAGCATTGGCGAGGCCCTGGGCCTGAGCGTCACGTTCACCGACCTGGGCGACGTGGCACGCACGGTGTTCCGCGCGATCCTGGCGACGATCCGTTGGGCGCTGGGTATCGTCCGGGACCAGCTGAAGGCGGTCGCCGCCGTGTTCCGCGGGGACTGGGAGACGGCAGGGGAGCTGGCCAAGAAGGCTTTCACCAGTCTCCTGCAGCCCCTGGTGCTGCTCAAGGACAAGGCCGTCGAGGTCATGCAGAACATCGGCAAGGCCATCCAGGAATGGGTGACTGACAAGCTCCAGGCGGCCAAGCGGGCGCTCGAAAGTCTGCTGCCTGCCGGCTGGTCGGATTCGGAGCAGGCCAAGCGCATGAAGGGCGTCAATGCCACCTTGCGCGAGTATCTGCCCGATTTCCTGTTCGGGAATGCCTATGGCGTGTCGCCGGCCAGCGTCCAGCGCGCCGGCGCGGGGGGCGGCGTGACGGTGCAGAACAATATCGGCGGCGTCACCGTCAACGCGCCCAACGCGAACCCGGCCAGCGTCGCCGCGGCGACCCAGAAGGGCGTCGGCGGGGCGCTGAATCGCTATGGCAACCCCTTCGGCTCCGATGTTCCTATGGTTGAGGTGAGCCCATGAGCTTCGTTTCGCTGGTCTTCGGTCAAGGCTTCGCCCAGAGCTCCGTCGGGGCGGTTACCCTCGATGCGCTCCTGGGCGAGACCACCGAGTTGAACAGCCGCGCGACAGAATATGTGGTCGAGGACGGCCCGCCGGTGACCGACCATATCGTCCAGGACTCGGAGCAGCTGCATCTCTCGGGGTGGATCACGTCGGCGGACCTGACGCTATTCGGCGCCCAGGGGCGGTCGAAGCTGGTTTCGGCCAAGGCTGCCTTGCGCCGGATCCACGCCGAGCGGTTGCCGGTGACGGTCACCACAGGCCTCGACGTGTATGTCGACATGGCCATGGAGTCCTGCAAGATCGAGCGGACCAACGAGGGCGAGTTCTTCAGCGTCCAGTGCGGCTTCCGCAAGATTCGCAAGGTGGCGCTGCGCACCGCGGATATCCCGCCGGCCAAGGTGGCCGTGTCTGCCAAGGGCAAGGCTGGCCAGACCAAGACCAACGCCGGCAAGGCCGACACGCCCGAGGCCACGCCGAAGCAGCAGTCGGACCTGTACCGGATCCTGAACAGATGATCACCATTCCCGTCATCGACGCCAACGACAGCCTCACAGAGGTCGAGCTGGAGGGCGGCACGTACTTTTTGCGGCTGTCCTGGAACAGCGAGGCCGCCCTCTGGGTGCTGGGCATCGAGAACGCCAACAATGAGGTCATCATCGCCGGCATCGCCCTGGTGCCTGACACGCCGCTGCTTACCCAGTACCGATACCTGCCGCTGCCGCCAGGTGAGATCGTGGCGCTGGCACCCGACCGACGCGACACGATCAGCCGGGAGGCACTGCCGTCTGGCGACGTGACGCTGGTTTACGTGACGGCGCAGGAGGTGGTCAGTGGCACGGTTTAATCGGGTATACAGGCTGTTGATGGGCAAGGCTGGCCAGACGGGCGTCGAGATCACCCAGCCGCTGCGCATCACCTTCGAGATCGAGAAAACCACCAGCGAGCAGCCGAATCCGCACAAGATCCGCGTCTACAACCTGGCCGCCGCCACGCGGCGCGCCATCGAGGAGCCGGACCTGCGCTGTGTGCTCTACGCCGGCTACGCAGAGGAGCACGGGCCCATCCTGATGGCGGCGGGCGCCATCACGTTCGCCTACACCGCCTACGACGGGCCGGACGTGTTCACCGAGCTGGAGGTGCGCGACGGCTATGTCGAGATCCGCGATACCGCCGTCTCCCTGGGCTACGGGCCCGGCGCCCGCGCCTCGGTCATCGTGCGCGAGATCGCCAGGCAGATGGGGCTGCCCCTGATCCTGGAGGACGACGCCCCGGACCGGACATGGGCGCACGGCTTCTCGTTCTACGGGCCGGCACGCCAGGCCCTGCACAAGGTGGTGGCCGGCACGGGCCTGGAGTGGTCCATCCAGAACCAGCAACTGCAGGTTATCGCCCGGGGCGGCACTACGCGGCGGCAGGCGGTCGTGCTGGCTGCCGACAGTGGCCTGCTGGGGTATCCGGAGCGCACGCGCGAGGGCGCGCGCGAGAAAGCCAAGGTGAAGGACCGGGACACCGGCGAGATCCGGCAGATCGTCAGCGCCCAGCAGCAACGCGAAGGCTGGCGCGTCTCGTCGCTGCTCTTGCCATCGATCAACGCCGGCGACCTGGTGAAGCTGGAAAGCCGCAGTGTGCAGGGCTTCTACCGCGCCGACGGCGTGCGCCACGTCGGCGACAGTGCGGGCGGCGACTGGCAGACCCAGCTAGACCTGGTGGACCGCTACGCGCCGCCCAAGAAGAAACAGCCATGACCGACCCTGTAACCGACCTGCGCCGCCTGATCGCCGCCGAGCTCGCCGAGGTGCACACCACTTTGCCCGGCGTGATCGTGGCCTACGACGGCAGCACTGCAGTGGTCCGGCCGGCGCTGCCCAAGCAGCTCGCCAACGGCCAGGTGTTGCCGGCGCCCCAGATCGTCAGCGTGCCCGTATGCTGGCCGGTCGGCGACGTGGCGGGGGCGCTAGCGCTGATCAGCGTGCCGCTGAAGCCGGGTGATCCGGTCGTGTTGCACTTTTCCGAGCGCGCGCTGGAATCGTGGCTGGCCGGCGGCGACGGACCGCCCGATGACCCGCGCCAGTTCGACCTGACGGACGCCTTCGCCGCGCCCGTGGTCAGGCCAGGTGCGGCGGCAGCAGACACCGAGCATGTCAGCGTCCAGTACGGGCCCGGCTCGATGAAGATCGCGGCTGACGGCACCCTGACCATTCGCGTGCCGCGCAAGCACGTCATTGCCGACGAGACGGTGTTCGACAGCCCCGTCACGATCAATGGGCTACTCACCTACACCCAAGGGATGACGGGCGAGGGGGGCGACGGCGCGACGATCCGTATCCGGGGCAACGTGGCTTTCGAGGATGGGTCGCTGACCCACAACGGCAAGGATGTGGGCGATAGCCACCGCCACGGCCTGCCGGACGGCGGCGCCACGGATGAACCGCTATGAGCCTTGATCTGAAACTCGCTGACGACCACGACCTGGCCCTGTCGTCGGCCGGCGATGCCCGATTGCTCGATGGCGCCGAGCGCATCGCCCAGCAAATCAAGGTGACGCTGCTGACGTTCCTGGGCGAATGGTTCCTGGACACGGATTTCGGTGTCCCCTATCTGGAGCAGGTGCTGATCAAGGCTCCGCAGCGCGCCCAGCTCGAGGCTGTGTTCCGGGCCCGGATCGCTGACGTGCCGGGCGTGCGTGGTGTGCGCCGCCTTGACCTGCAGATCGAGCGTGCGCTGCGGCGCCTGCGCGTCGAGTTCGAAGCCGAGACGGACGAGGGCATCGTGACCCTCCAGTTCGTCCTGTAACCCCTAATTCTGAGGTTTCCCTATGGCCTACGGCGTTACGCCGGACGGGTTCGTGCGCCCGCGTCTGCCCGAAATCCGGCAGGAGATCGTTGCCGACTTCACGGCGCGCCTGCGTGCGGCCGGCTACACCGGCGATGTGCAGACGCGACCTGACAGCATTCTCGGGCTGCTCATCGACACCTTCGCCGAGCGCGAGACGGCCTTGTGGGAGCAGGCCGAAGGCGTGTATTACGCCATGTACCCGGGTTCGGCTATCGGCGTTTCCCTGGACCGGGCGGTGTCCTTCACCGGCGTCAGGCGCTTGGGCGACGAGAAGTCGCGCGGCTATGTGGTGCTGTATGGCCAGCAGGGCACCACGGTGCCGGCCGGCTCCCAAATCAGCAACCAGCTGACGCAGACCATCTGGGCCACCGCGGCGGATGCCGTGATCAGCGCCGGCGGCGCGGCCGACGTGTCGATCGTGCCGACGGTGGCGCCCGGCGCCACGTACACGGTGACTCTCGACGGCACCCCCTACAGCTACACGTCGGACATCACGCCCACCGTGGCCGAGATTCTGGCCGGGTTGGTGGCGGCGCTCAGCACGACCGAGTACGACGTCTCGAGCAACGGCGCGGCGGTGCGGATCCAGTCCGACGGCCGGCAGGCCTTCGGCGTGTCCCTGTCTGCGAACCTCACCGTAGACCAGTTGGGCACTCCCGTCCTCGCTGAGACGCTGGAGCCGATGGTGGAGGAGGCTGCGCCAGGGACGCTGACGGGCATCATCACGCGAATCAACGGCTGGGACGCCGTGAACAACCTGCAGGCCGCAGCCCCAGGTCGCCTGGCCGAGAACGACGCCGAGCTGCGCGCGCGCTACCCCAGCGGTCTGGCGCGGCTGGGCGCGGCGACGCTGCCCAGCATCTCGCCGAATGTGCGCGACAAAGTGCAGGGCGTGACCGCCATCAAGGTCTACCAGAACAACACCGACGTGGTGGACGCTTCCGGTCGGCCGCCACATTCGCTGCACGTGGTGGTGGATGGGGGCCTCGACGACGAGATCGGCGCGGCCATATTCCAGACCGTGGCGGCTGGCATCGACACGCATGGCGCTGTCGTTGTCACGGTGAAGGACTCCGAGGGGGCGAACCATGACATCCGGTTCGACCGGCCGGCGCCCGTCTATGTCTGGGTGAAGGCGCAGCTGACGCTGCTGCCCAGCACCGAGCAGGAGTTTCCAACTGACGGCTACGCGCAGGTGGCGGCATCGATCCTGGCGACTGGCCAGGCGCACCAGATCAGCCAGGACGTGCTGCAGCAGCGCTTCTACTGCGGCATCTACCAGACGCCCGGCATCGCCGTCGTGGCGCTGGCGTTCGCGCACTCCACGGATCCTGGCTTTATGCCGGGCCCGGGTGACTACAGCTCCGACAACATCGCCATTCAGGAATACGAGGTCGCCAAGTTCGACGCCAGCCGTATCGAGGTGACCTGATGGACCTGAACCAAGACCACGGCCTGATCGCCTGGAACCACTGGCTGACGCAGTTCGAAGGCAAGCCGCGATTGCAGGCCTTGGTCCGGGCGCTTCTCCAGCCTGCCGACGGCCTGCAGGGCGCCCTGCGCGATCTGTACGAAAAGCGCTGGCTGGACACCGCCGAGGGCAAGCAGCTCGACGGCATCGGCGAGATCGTCGGGCTGTCGCGCGTCGTCGAGAAAGCGGTCTACGTTCAGTTCTTTGGCTTCAACGGGCAGCCCAATATCGGGGGCTTCGGCGAGGCGCGCATGCGCCATCGGTTTGAGCAGTCGGTGGCGGGTTCGTTGACCCTGCTCGACCACGAGTACAGGAAGCTCCTGTACTGGAAGATCGCGCTGAACAATGGCCACGGAACGACGCCGGAGATCATCGCGGCCATCAAGCCAATTTTCGACGTGTCGCGCGTGATCGTCGAGAACGCCGGCAACGCCAAGATCACGGTCTGGATGAACCGGTTGCCCAAGCCCGGCGAAGCGTTGCTGAACGATCCGGAGCGCTGGATTCCCGTCGCCGCTGGCGTGGGCATCAAGCGGGTGACGGTGTCAGGCGAAAAGCCATTCGGCTTCAAGAGCCAGGGATTCTTCGGCTTCGGTGTCGGTGTGTTCGCCCACAACATCAAAAGCGGTCCGGGCGGTGGATGTTTCGCCGTCAGCAACGGCTATGCGCCCACGTATTTTGCAGGCGAGTACACGGCGACCACGACCTGCTACCCGACCAGCTAAACCCAATCGGAAGAGTGACATATGAGCGATGAGCTGAAGCTCAGGACGGTGCTCGGCCGTCCGCTGCAGGATGTGGAGGTGGACGGGAATTTCCTGTACATCGACGGAAAGGCAACTGGAGCGGTGGACGCCGCCCAAAAGGCCGAACAACTCGCCCATGACTTCCCGGTCAAAGTTCACCCGATGCCGCTACGGCCTGGTATGCCGGTGGTGTTTCGGTCCAAATCGGGGCAAGTCCCCATGCACTTCGACCAACAGGGCACTGTTGTGCAGGGAGCTTCCCGAATCCTGGGGCAGGGTAAGGATGGTGTGGCACTGGATGTTGCGGCGGGAGCGCTCAAGGTAACAAACGAGGGCGTGGTGTCGGTGCCAGGCATGAGCATGCGAAGCACGCCGAGCGGCAACGGCACCCAGTACTTCACCGATAAGAGCCAATCAACGCACATCTGGATGCAGGTCAACCCGGATGGGTCTGTCAACATCTGGCAGCTTCTGGGATACGCCTCTACCGCCGAACTCGACGCCGTCGTGCAACGAGTGGCCGTCCTTGAAGCCGCAGCGGAGACTGGAGCCGAAACACCCGTCGATCAGATGCGGCCGGTGTTTGTCGGTGCAGACGGCAGGCTCATGACTCTCGGTGTGAACGGCCAGCCCGTCGAGTACTTCGATCCCAATCCCTACAGCTTCGAGCTCGACATACCCGTGCACTGGTTTCAGCGAGCAGTGGTCGCGGCATGGAACCGGCCGGCAATTGGGCCTACTGGTGCCGTCGCCATTGCGCGCGCGGTCGAGAACTCAGATATTCCGGCCCTGACCATTCCGGCAGATCCGAACCTGTGGTTGATCGTCGTGGTGCATGGCCAATCAAATGCGCCCGGCGCTCAGGGCTTGCCCCTTCTCCCGCCTTACGATCAGCCGTTCGAGTCGCACGCATGGATGCTGGGCGGTACCGGGATAGGCTGCCGGCTGGTACGGGATGACACGGGGGCGGCGGTTGGGTCTGAGCCGATCTATGACCCAGCCGTCACCACCGAACTGGTACCCCTGCAGTCAACGCAGTACGGCAGCCGCGGCGTGACGCTATGCGAGGGGTTTGCTGCCTATTTCCACCCGATGCTGCGCCGTCGGCTGGGATATGACATCAATGTCGTGTACATCAACGGCGGATATGGAGGACGCCTTGCATCGGCGCTGGCGAAGGGCACCATTCCATATGAGAACATCCTCAGGGCGGTGCAACGCGCGAAAGAGCTGATAGTAGCGCGTGGCGGCGTGCCTCATGTTCCGTTCGCGCTTTGCGCTCATGGAGAGTCCAATGCCGGCACGTCAGCGTATCGGTCTGAACTGGTTACCTGGCAAGGCGATTTCGAAGGCGACGCTCAGGCGATCACTGGGCAGTTGGCGCCCATCCCCTTTGTGTGCAGCCAAGCCAGCACCTTCGCGCACAGCGGCAGCGCGATTCAGAGCCGAGCTGTCCACGGTGTGCTGGCACCCTTCGATGCCGCTCGCACCTATCCCGGCAAATTCATAGTCGCGGGGCCCTACTATCCGGACGAGCTGAATGCAGACAACCCACATCGGCGAAATCGAGGGCATTTCCGCGGCGGTGAGTACATGGCCATGGCCGTGGAAATGGCACTGTTCGGAGGCAGGCCTTTCGGAGGCCTGGAGCCGGTAAGGGTTGAATTTGATGGGGGACGCGTGCTGACGCTCACCGTGGCCCCAGTCTATCAACACGCCGTCATCGACAACACCAATCCTAGCAACCCGCCGCTGCCTGATGGGTTTCACGGGTTTGAGGTGTTCGGGGGGGATGGTGAGCCGGTGACCATCAACTCGGTGACTGATAACGGGGACAACACGTATACGGTAACGACGGCCGAGGACGTGCCCGCTGGGGAGCACCGCGGCCTCGGTTACGGATTGCGAGGCTTCGATCTTCCCAAGGTGAATGGTCAGGGGCCCCGCGGCCAAATCCGGGATGGCCGGCTAACCCCGTCCGGTGTGGGCGGCGAGCCGTTGTATCACTGGATGTGCCACTTTTTTCTTGCATTCTGAGGGTATTCAAATATGCCAACCACCTATGAACTGGATGTCGAGTTCGATAATCCAAAGCTGCCTTTGCTACCCCGGTTTGTCGAGAACGGCCTTGTCGCGGCGTTTCGGCCGCACGACGATGCCGCCAGCCTGACCGACTTGAGCGGCAATGGAGTGACGCTGGAAGTGGCCGGCTCGCCGAGTTTCGATCCGCTTGGCGTTCTGGTTGGGCCCCCCGTTGGATACACGCTGTCCATCGCGGAGTCCCCCAGCTACACAAAGATGGTGGCCTATCGTATCGAGTATGAGCTGGAGACGCCTGCCGGCGGCATTATCCAGATCGCCGGTAGCCGGATGGGTTTTGGCGCTGAGGAAACCGGCTGCAGCCTGACGGCCGGTGTCTTCGCGCAAACCCCTGAAGACCCGACTGGAACGCGGTTGCAGCACGCAGCCCGCATGAAGCTGACGACGGGCTCCGCATCCAACTATCGCGGATCGAAGTTGGCGCAACCGGTCCCTGCCTTCCCATTTGCGAGCCCCTGGCAGTACGCGGCTCTCACGTTCGATGATCAGACCAAGACTCTTCGGATATTCGAGCCGGCAAAAGAGGTGTTCTTTGAGTATCTGACCGTGCCGGCGGCGCGGTCTTCCAACCCATGGCGCATCGGTTATTCGCCAGGTGCACCGGACAGCGTCGGACCGATGCGCGCGCGGGTGGCGGAGGCCCTCTTTTATGACCGTGCCCTGACCAGCGAGGAAGTCTCGGAGCAGTTTGAGTCGTCGGTCGCATATTTGGCGTCCCGTGGAATCGATGTCTCTGACGTTCTACTGCCGTAACCTCCGAGGAAATTATGAACGTAGATTTTTTCACCAGCTTCACGTACTCCTGGGCGCAGGCCGGCATCGTCGACGTGCTCGACGACTCGCAATATAAGCTCGGCTGGTCCTTCATCGGTGCCACGCCGCCCACGGTCGAGCAGTTCAACGCAGTGCATCAGCTCGCCGACAAGAAGCTGGCCTGGCTGTACCAGAACGTGAAGGCGGTCACGGACAACGCTGGCGTCACGCTGGGTCCAACCGTCTATACCGGGCTGCTGACGGCCATCCAGCGCGCCGCGGCGCACGGCCGGCGCGCCTTCACCGAGAACGGCACCTTCGTGGTGCCGGCCACCATTACGAAGATCCGGGTTTCGGGGTGCGGTGGCGGTGGTGGTGGCGGGGGTGGCGGCGGTGCCACTGGTTCTACCATCGGCGTCGCTGGTGGTGGTGGCGGTGCCGGCATGTTCGTGATCGACCAGGAGATCACCGTCACCCCCGGCCAGACGCTAGCCGTCCAGATCGGAGGCGCTGGCCTGGGCGGCACGGCCGGGACAAGCACGGTTAAGGCCGGCGACGGCACCAACGGAGGCGCATCGGCTGTGGTCGGCTTCGTGACGCTCACTGGCGGCAGTGGCGGCAAGGGCGGGGCTTCCGCAACTGGCGCGGGCTTGACTGAGGGCGGCGCAGGTTTCCCGGCCGGCGGTCGCGCTGCGCCGCACAGCGTGACGCCGCTTGTCTATAGCCTCGGTGGTATCGGCGCCGGCGGGCCATTCGGTGGCGCCGGCGCGGCAGGATCTTCGTCTGCGGGCGACCCGTCAGGGGGTAATAACGCCTACGGCTTCGGGGTCGGCGGCGGCGGTGGCGGCGGCCAGGTTACGACGGCTGCCAATGGCACGTCGGGCGGCAACGGCGCGCCGGGCCTGATCATTTTGGAGTGGTGACATGCGATATGCCTATTACGACCCGACCGGCGGCGCGGTGATTGGCTGGATTGACACCGAGCGCTACCACTACGACACGCTGCCCGACGCGGAAACGCTGCTCGAAGTGCCGGATGACTTTTCCGGATCTATCGAAGATGGCTGGGAAGTCGTCGGAGGTGCATTGCAGCCCGTCAGCGAATCGGCGTAGGACTGACCGCGTACAGCCGTAACGGCGACCTGCTTCGGCGGGTTTTTTTTTGTCTACGCCTGAAGCCGAGAGGAAAAGTGTGGAGATCGACCCCAACACCCTGAGCGCAGACGCCAAGGCGCTGCTGGTGGCCATCCAGACCATGCAAGCCCAGCAGCAGCGTCGAGACGCTGCCCAGCAGGAACAGCACCAGCGCGACAACGAGGCGCTGCAGCGGGAAATCATGGCGCTGTCGGCGGCCGTGAAAACGGGGTTCCCCGACGGCGACCTGGACGGCCATCGCCGCTATCACGAGCTGCTCATCGAGGAGGCGCTGGAGCGCAAGCGCATGCGCAGCGCCGTTTTCATTCACGTCGCCAAGGCTAGCACGTGGGCGGTCATCGTCGGGCTGCTGGCGCTGCTGTGGGCGGGATTCAAAGAGAGGATATTGAAGTGATCAATGAACTGACGCGACTGCTGCGTGGCGACGAAGGCGAGGTCCTGCACGCCTACCAGGACCATCTGGGCTACTGGACCATCGGCGTGGGCCGGCTCATCGACAAGAGGAAGGGCGGCGGCATCAGCCGCACGGAATCCGCACTGCTGCTGAGCAACGATATCGCCGAGAAGGAGGCCGAGCTCGACCGGCGCCTGCCGTGGTGGCGCGAGCTGCCCGACGCCCGGCGCGCCGTGATCCTGGCCATGGCATTCCAGATGGGCGTCGATGGGCTGCTGAGCTTCAAGAACACGCTGGCCTTGGTCCGGGCTGACAACTTCGACGGGGCCGCGCGCGGGATGCTGGCCAGCCTGTGGGCGCGCCAGACGCCCGAACGCGCGCACCGCATGGCCGAGCAGATGCGGACCAACACCTGGCACTTCAAGGAAGGCACATGAAACTGAAACCCGTAGACGACTGGCGCCGTGGGTGGCGCTGGATTTCCGTGCACTGCATGGCCGTTGCCGTGGCCGTGCAGGGCAGCTGGGCGGCCATGCCCGACGACCTGAAGGCGGGGATCCCGTCGGGCTGGGTGACGGGCGTGTCGATCGCTGTGCTGGTGCTGGGCGCGGTCGGTCGGTTCATCAAGCAGGGGAGCTCCGATGTTGACGACTCTACTGAGTAGCTTTGGTGGCTACATCGTCGCCGCAGTGGTCGCGCTGGTAGCCGTGGCCGGCGCCTACCTGCGCGGCCGCTCCAGTGGTAAAGGCGCCGAGCGCACAGAGCGCGACGCGAAGATCAACGAACAGGCCGCTCAGGCGCGCCAGGAAGTGCAGGAGGTGCGTAATGAAACGGCTTCTATGGCTGACGACGCTATCGCTGACTATCTTGAGTCTGACTGGGTGCGCAAGCCAACTGGCAAGGGTCGGCGTTGAATACTGCGAGCACGCCCGGCCAATCTGGTTCGATACGGCGGTTGAGGTGCGGGTTACGCCTGCTTCTATTCGGCGACAAGTGTCGATGCACAATGAAATCTGGGAAAGGTTGTGCCAGTAGAAACGGCTAAGCCTGTTCCAAACCAGGGGCCAACTATTCTCGTAAGTGTTCGCGCATTTTGACCGCTTGCGCGAAGTAGCGGCCAAAGCTCGTTACTGAGATGCCGCCTTTGGCAAAGAATATACGCAATCCATCCGCGTCGTGGACTTCCCGAAGGCGGCGAATCTCCGGCCTTTCTTCGACCCAAAGATATGCCTCGTCTGAATTAATGGAGCGGTCATAGGTTACCGTTACAAGGCCCAGCCTAACCCAATTGTCGACCATGGCCACGCGCATTGGTAGCTCACCAGGCTGGCCGTCGCGCAACAGATTGAATAGGTGAGTGTCTGGAATCGAATATGCGCCAGTCGCAAATTTTGGCGGTCCTTCTTTGTCTTTCAATACATTAACCGAACGCCTTACTTCTACGGCTGGAGTGATGCCACGCAAGAGTATGCTCGGCAAAATTTGCGCTTCAAGGCTGGTGATTTGCTTGATAACCTCGACGAAGGCGGGGTGACAAGTAGCATCTTCACGCGAGTCCATGGTTGACGCTAACAGGGCCAAATAGAGCTCTTCTAATAGTTCTTCTTCATGCGAAAAAGCCAAAGCTTGCAACGCAGGACCAGCAATGGAGGCCTTGGGCTCTTTCAGCGCGGCTTCGGGAATCTCCGAGATTTTCTCCGCCATCATCGCCGGGAAGCGTTTCTCAAAATAGATCTTTGCCTTTTCAATCCCGTAGTTTATGGCGGCCAACGGCAACAGTGCATTTTCGACCGTCTTTGTGACGATTACGCTTGATCGGGCAAGATTCTTGCCGGCTGCCTTTATTTCGGCTGTTTGGGCTGCCTCTTGCACGACTGCGCTAGCAACTTTCCCCAACGTTAGATTGGCTACGTTTGAATCATCGGTCATTGGTTGCCTCCTGATGTGTGAGATGTCACGCTCGCGCAGCAACACGCACCTTGCGGTGGGCGCTGAGGCGATGGAGTTTGTTTGGTAGGGCCACTTCAAAAATTCGATAAAAGCCGTAAGACGCGAGAATCGATACCGCGGTGGAGAATATCAACATGCTGAACCCCATGGTCCATGCTTGCAGTCCGAGTGCCGCAGCCACCTGGTGAAGTAGGGCGTTTACGGTCGTGTGGAATAGGTAGAGCGAATAGGAAATGCCGCCAAGCCACACCAGCGGACGCGGCACATGCAGGTTCATTCGTTCCTTGTGGGCCAGTGCCACGCCCAGAATGATCAGGGCGCTACTAAAGCCATACCTGGCCATGCCGTGACCGGCTTGCACACGGCCCCAAAACTGGATCGCCAGGAACATTGACCCCACAGCGATAAAGGCCGCGATCACCCACCGCGGGGGTGACTGGATGCGCGAGTGGTAAAGCAAACCAATTGCGACGCCCGCGACAAAATCAAGAATGATGGAATTGGTGAGCATGCCGACGTACGCCGACAGCCCGTAGGGCGTCTTAACGTTCAGGGAGAAGACCTCGAGGTAGAGCGGCAGCGCGACAACGGTAGCGAGCACCCAAAGGAAAAACAGGGACCAACGCCAGCGGCCAAAGAGCATGAACACGGCCGAGATGCCATAGAAGTACATCTCATAGTTAAGCGTCCAGCCCACTTCGAGCGTGGCATATCCGAAGAACGGCGAGTCGGTCGGGGCGAGGGGAATGAAAAATAGGCTGCGCAATAGCTGCGCCGGCCGGCCTGGCTCCAGGAACCACGCTGGACCGGGCACCAGGAAGATGAAAAGAAGGGTGGCCGCAATGTATGCTGGCCAGATGCGCAGCAATCGGCGGCCAACGAAGCCAAGGGCGTAGCCGGCGGTACCGTCTGACGCCGATGTCGAATGCACAAGAACAAAGCCGGCGATCACGAAAAATAGATCGACCCCGGCGCCACCGCTGAGGAACAGGAAGCGCGCGACCTCGGCCTGCCCCGGCGCAGTGACGAAGAACATGTAGTGCGAGAGCAGGACCATGAGCGCGGCAATGCCGCGCAGGGCCTGGATGCTTTCTATCTTATTTTGTTGCATGCCGTAGCTTAACGCACGGCAAGCTCCAATTCACGTCCCATGCTGGCCAGCGCCTCGGCGATGGTGTCGATCTTCGTGGCGTGGCCGAGGTCCACGATGCGGTTGACGTCCTGCTTGCGGGTGTGCAGCCGGCGCGCCAGCTCGCTGGGCGTGACACCCTGGGCGATCATTTCGTTGAGCAGCAGCACCTTGGCAGACACGCTGGCCGGCAAGCTGACCAGCACTTCGCCGGCCTGAACTGCTGACGGCGCCGGCACCTGGCGGCGGTCCTCGAAATAGAAGTCCATGGCGGTCAGCAGGGCGTCGGCCGCCATAGCTTCGGCCTCTTCGCGGGTATCTGCGCCAGTCAGCGCCTCGGGGATGTCGCGGAACGACACCATGAAGCCGGAGGTGTCCGGCTCGATCTTCGCGGGATAGCGCAACATAGCAATGCTCCAATTCGGGGTACGGTATCGCGAGCGGGAAGCCCCTGTCGGGGCCTCCTTTCCTACTTCAATCCCAACTGCTTCAGGATCGCTTGCCTCAGTCCTTCGCCAATCTCTTGGCCTGGGTGCCGGGGCAGGGTGGTTTGCTTGCCGTTCAGGTAGACCTTCGTGTGGTTGGAACCCTCTTTGAAAGTCGCCCCTTGGGCAGCGAGCCACCTCTTGAACTCGCTCTGTTTCACCGCACCTCCTTTGTTCGTTGACGATGGATGCATGGTAAACAAAAATGTTTACTTCGTCAAGAGGCTTGTTGCGTTGGCGCGTCGGCCGGCTCGGCCCGATACGGATGCCAGAACCAGTGGCTGTGCTTGTGGTGCCGCACGCGCATCCGGCGGAAGTAGATCCTGACCCAGCCGACATGGCCGGCCTCGATCACGACGTCATGCGGCCGGTCCACCGCCGTCTCGACGGGTGGCAGGGTGGCGGAAGCCGCGGCGCAGTATCCGCCGGGCACGCGGCGGAGAATCCCATTGTCTTGGGTCATGGCAATTTCCAGGTGATATACCAGCCCTGGTAGTAGCGGGCGCCGTCGATTTCCTCGAAGCCTCGCACCATCAGGGCCCGTTCGGTCGTGAAGGTCAGCAGCTCGACATCCATCAGGTCTGGTATCGGCGGCGGCAGGCGCTCGCCGTGCTGCGTGCGCACGACACGGAAGCACCGGACATAGCGACGCATGTCCTCCCGGTAGAGCGAGTACATGGAGACGGGGCCGGGGATGGTCGGCCAGTCCTCCTCCCGGAGGGGGCGGCCGAGCCGATGGCTGCGGTGGACGATACAGTCGGGCATAGCAGAAATACTGGTTGTTTATCCAGTATATCCGCTCTAGAATCAGTGCCAGATGGGCGGTGAAGTTACATTTTCCCGGGGTGGCATTGATGGGCGAGGCGGAGACCGACTGGCGGCAGGCTGACGACTACTACTGGGCCGGCGCGCCTGGCTGGACGATCTGCAGAGTATGGGTGGGCGGCGCCTATCGATACGAGCTCTGGCATACCCGCGACGGCGTCGGCCGTATGGTGGGCTCGCGCGCGTCATTCCAGGGTGCGGTGGCGCTGTTCGAGCAGCAGGCGAAGGGGTAG